GGGATGAAGACAGCCGTTACGACGGAGAACTGGAGGCGATCTGGGAAGCCTGGACATACCACCGCCGAGTGGTGACTCAGCGGTTCCTTGAACTCGATGACCCCGAGGGGGACAGAGGTCCAAATGGGCAGGTCATGGTATGATCGTCCCGATGGGACAACTGATCTTGAGAGGGGTGCCCCATGAACAACTTGGTTCGCGTGGAGAAGAGCCGAGGCCGCATCAGCCTCGGCCGCGCCGTGCCGGGCCTCGCGCCGGGCGACCTATTTGAGGTCACCCTCGACGACGACGGAACGATCTACCTGACACCCGTAAACACCGTCAAGAAACCGGCGAAAAGGAATGAAACGTGAAGTGGTTAGGGGGCATGGCCCTACCGTTCGCGGTGGCACTCATCGCGATAGCCGCCGCACTCATCGCCGTCAACGTCCTCGTCACGCAGTGTGGGGCCTGACAGCCCTATGCGCCCCCGCCGTGGCGCCGTTGACCCTCTGCGTCGCCGTACTCAGCGGCCCTCTCGGTCCGAGCGTCACCACATCGGGAACCGCCGCGCCTATCATCTTGGGTTTCTTGCTACTGGCCTACACAGTCGGGAGCCTGCGGTGGATCCGTAAGTAACGAAAGGGGCAGACTATGCCAATTCCCTTCATCACGTACTGGCGAGCGTTCGCCAGGACCGACACCGACACCAAGCAGGAACCACGTCCCCATTGGGTCTGGGTGGCGGACTGGAAGATCCACCTGTACGACGGCGCGGACCCAATCAACGTGTTCGGTGCTTACTCGCATGTCCAAGGCGGACACTATGTGTTCGGAGCCCAGCGGCCTCCGGAAGGCGATTCCCGGTGGCCGCAGGAGTACATCAAGGCCCGGTTTGAGCGCGGGAGTGTCCGTGGGATCACCTCGCACAACTGGCGCCCGGAAGATCTGGGGGTCTGGTGAGCTGGCGAGCAGAAGTTGACCATTCAACGATTTGGCTTTATCCGGACAACAGCGACGAACCATATCGACTTAGTCCCGACGAAGCCTGGGACCTGGGTGACAGTCTGATCATCAGCGCCGGGCAGGTGTGGCAGCAAGACACCGGTCAGCCCTGGAACCCCGACTGGCCGGCCGCAGTTACCGCCCCCAGTGACCAAGAGTGGCTTGACGAACGGGCCACCGGGGTGCTGTTCACCGACGATCAGCTGTCTGACCTGCGGACCCTGGCGCAGCAGCGGGGCATGACCGTGGCCCGGATGGTCCGTGAGGAACTACTGGCCAGCTTGGCGTCTTCCACCTGGGGTGACCACGATGTGACCTCCCGCGACCCCGACGTGGCCCGGTCAGCCGATGTGGATGTTGCCCAAGACGCCGAAGGTGAAGATCGCAATGCCGATACCGATCCAGCCGTTCCAGAACCGGAACCGGACACCGAGCCCGTCCATGACACACATGGCGGTGGCGATCAAATAAAGGACGATAGCCAGCATCGGCGTTGGGTCCTTCCCGGTGATGTCCAATGAGCCCGGGTGTACCCAAGTTCCGGATTGTCGTAACCGGCGACCGACATTGGGGGGAGCCAACCCAGGTGTACAACGCCCTGCGTCATTGCTTGGCCGAGCAGCAGCAGTTTCTGCTGGGGGTGGGTGACTGTCCCACCGGTGCGGACCTGATGGCCAAGTTGTGGGGGGCGAAGTATCTGCGTTTCCCGGTGACTCAGTTCAATGCTGGGTGGGTCTATTGGGACTATCAGGGGCAGCGCGCAGCGGCTGGGCCGATCCGGAACGGATTCATGATCGACATGTTCCGGCCCGCGCTCGTCCTGGCGTTCATCACCCCGGGGTCACGGGGGACAGTCAACTGCGCCAATTATGCCGAATCTCAGGGGATCGAGGTTCGTAGGTTCTTTGGAAGGAGGGGGAGAGTCTCTGATGAACCTGGGGGAGTTCCGCAGGAAAACCAAGGACTTGCCCGATGACACTGATCTTTTGGGCGACGCGGGTGACATGGAGGCATGTGAACTGGATTCATCGCTGTACCTGCCGCCGACGTTGGAGCATCCTCCCGCGGTGCTTGTGCGCCTCGGGCAGGCGGTCACCATCATGCTTGACGTGGATGCCCGCCTTGATGCGGCGCGGAGGTGGTATTACTGATGGCCCGGTTACCGAGTGACATGTACATCATCAACCAGGTCGGCGATGACGTGGTGCTCTGGGAGGAGGGTCTGGAGACGGAGATCGTCCGGTTCGACCCACTGAATGCTGATGCCACCGCCCGCGCCCAGAAGGTCATCTACGACTCACCGTTGTTGTCCGACGAGGACAAGTGCTTCGCACACTTCTGGTCCGGCTACTTCTACGCCTGTGCCAGGGTTTCCTAGAGCATCTTGCGACCCCAGTGGTGCACGCGTACCATTGGGGTCGTGAGTGACTTGGTGCAGAAGAAGCGGACAGAATGGCGCCGTCATGCCATGCGTAACCTGCGTGAGCTGGAGATGCTCGCTGAGCAGCTGCGGGCCAGGCTCGAAGCCGAACCGGAACTCAACCTCGGCGACCTTGTTCACGAGTCCAGCGACCTGATCTCATTCGCGACGACAGTCGTTACCTACGTCGACCGCGATGGGGCCCTCCTGGAAGCGGGTGTCGAATGATCGACGAAAGTACCCGAGATCGCATAGAAGCGGTCATCCTGCGGTCCCAGCATGACGGCGTGAACATGTGGGACGCGTTGGACCGGGCGGGCCTGATAGTTACCTCGCAGCAGACCTACGTGCTGTGGGCCAGGTGCCTGGAGCAGCTCAGGACGAACGTCGAGCTTCAGACGGTCCACAACCTGGTCCAGCTGGGCGGGGGACAGAACACGCCCATGGACGCAGTCAGAGGCGTACTTACATACATCGATTTCTGCTTGAGGCAGTACCAGCACCAAGCGAGGGAACGACTATGACCCACGACAGATTCGCAGCATTTTGGCTCGCCATGCTCTGGAACGCCGCCCGCATCGGCTGGCCCCGGATCAAAGCCTTCTACATCGAACAGATCCGGCGCTACGTCGACCGCTACTACCGCATCGGACGCCACTCCACCCGAGCCCAGGGGCTCCTGCACGGACGCTGGGCCATGGACATCGTCGCGAGCCTGCGCGGCCAGCGAGACCTGCACAGCCACCGGATCCCGGCATGACCTGGAAACGCCGGGCGGAACCGGAATGCCAGCGATGCGGGGACGAAGGGGCCGAACTGTGCCCCGAATGCCTGCGGTTCCTGTGCGACGGATGCTTAGACAACCACGAGCACATCTGGAGAGGGGGAAAAGATGGCCGCGACCAAAAGCGATCTACGTGACTGGTTCATCAAGGGCCGGTTCAGTGCCCAAGCCCCCTACGGGTACATGGTGATCGTCTGCGACATGTTCGACTGGACCGACTACCCGGTCTACGTGGTGTCCCGCGAGGCCGCGCAGGCAGTCGTCGCTAGCCGGGGATCCATGGAGAAGGTCATGGAGGTTTATGACTTGGACATGGACATGGAGACCCAGTTGGCCGAGTACCGGGCCTGGCATCTATGAGATACCGCTGCGGATGCTGCCTGCTGTCGGCGACGGCCAAGTACAAGGTGGCCTGGTGCTGCGTGCACAAGATGTACGAGTGTCGAAGCTGCTGGGAGCATGCGCACCCCAACGCCACAGAAGACACCTGGGGCATGAACTGCGAGGAGGTGCTGGGTGCCGACGAAGTCTAAGCAGACACTTCTCCCCGCGGACCCCGACGATCTGGTCTGTGACACATGCCCGGAGCGGTTCCCGTACAAGGGTGACACGTATCGGACATTCGAGGCGGCGCGGGTCAAAGGCTGGCACATCTACCAGCACATCGTGGCCACCTACACCCGGGCCGGGGACCCCGCCGGGGTGGTCCGCAACATAGACACCCGGATCTTGTGCCCGCAGTGCGTGGGAACACCCCGCTCCCAGCTGCCGGCGGCACCGACGGTTCTGGAGGGCCAAGCGGACATCCTCGAAGCCCTGGCGGTGACAGCGGAAGAGGAGAAAAAACCACCAGAAAAGGGGACCAACTGATGAACTATGCCGATCAGGCCCGTCGGTTCTTTGACCTGGAACAACAGGAGCAGATCGCCATCGACTGGCGGACCGATTTCCTCATGTCCTTGGCGGTACGTGAGCTGGAGAAAAGGATGAGGCACTACCCCAAGAACATGCAGGCGGACTACACCGGTCACCTGGAACAGCTACATCGGGACCTGTGTGACGAGGACCTCCTGCGAACTAGGCACATCGGTATGCAGCGGCATTATCTGCGCCTGGCGCAGGCGTACGCCATTGAAGCCCAGCGTCTAGGCCACGTCGAAACGGGGGCCGTGTTCGCATGAGCAATCGGGCCAAGGGCCTTCTGGTCAGGATCTGGGAACGCCTCGTCGACGGCCCCAAGTGCCCCAACTGTGGCCATGACACCGCAATCCACGACGAGGGCCGATGCCTCGGCTCCGTCGAAGAACGGGGAATGCACGTCCGCTGGTGTGGCTGCACCAGTCTGCGCAAAGGAGAGGGCCAATGAACACGCTAAACAATAACGAGATCGACCTGACAGCCCACGCCTACCTGGTCGAAGAGGAAAACAGCGCCAATCAGGCGCGGCGGTTCCATGAGGCCGAAGCCAAAAGGTACGGCCGTATCCGGGATGCGGCGCGGGCACGGCTGGACAAGCTGATGGGCGTCCACACCGTTGGCGTGGTCAACGGCGTGCAGGTGATCCGCAAGACCCTGTCGGATCAGTTCGCCCACGCCAGGTTCCGTAACCGGTATCCACAGCTGTACGCCGACTACCTGGTGCCGAAGCTGGAGTACGTGTTGGACATGGATCGGTTGAACAAGGAGTTGCCACAGATCGTCGCCGAGTTCTCGACGCTGCGGTGGACGAACAACTCGGATGTGTTGGACCAGTCCTAGTGACTTACCTTGTCGCGTGTGTCGGCACGGTCCTGTGGATGTTGGGACTGGTCGTTTTTCTGCGGGGGTTCAAAGTGTTTCGGGTGCGCAGCGTGAGGCAGGGGAAGGACAGTGCCCAGGTCGCATCGCAAGACGAACGTGGCGGGTAAGCGTTCTGGAATGATCAAGAAGCAGGTCGACAAGGCAACCAAAGGTATCCGGTCGGTCCGCGCGGAGCTGTCGCAGCAACGAGGTCACATCTACCTATCCGGCACCTACACCGACCCCCCCAAGCCTGGCAGGACCCGGGGGCCACTGAGCGCCGGCGAGATCGAACAGATCCGACAGTTGAAGGCGGCCGGACTCAGCCATGAGGCGGTTGCCCTCCGGCTGGGGGTCAACACGGGCACCATCACCCGGGCCTGTTCCAAGCATCAGATTCCTAGTGTCCGCAAGGCGCAGGGGGGCCGCGGGAAGAAAAGCACCGAGAAGGAGTGACCATGGAAGAAACCTTGGGCAGGCGCCTGGTGCGCACCCTTAACGGAGTGCGGATCCATCGGGCGACGTGCCAGTGGGCCAAGCCCGGCCATGTACGTACCTGGCACTGGGCGGATACCGTGTCCGACCGGGCCCTGTTGGCGGAGATAGAGGGTATGGGCATGAAGCCGTGCAAAGAGTGCAAGCCGCTGGAGAACTTGTAGATGATCACCCCTGGGCCATGGGAGATGTGGCCGCACCCCACCGTTCGCGGGTCCTACATCCTGGTAGGGCCACTCGGCGACGGGGCCGACCGTCACACCGTGGCCCAGGTGCTCATCTGCGACGACGGCACGCATCCGGATCGGGCGAAAGACGATGCCAGGTTCATCGTCGAGACCGTGAATGCCGCTAGAGGGGAAAGCCAATGAATGATCACGCTGAGACCACGCTACGCGTTGTCCGCGGTGGCATCGCCGACTTCGACGAGGCCCTGCGGTGGGCCCTGGTCGTCAAGGCCGACCAGTTCGCCACAGCCACCATGCTCCGCTTCGAGCTGGAGCAGTATCTCGTCATCTCCGACGACACCACCGAGCCGCTGTACCAGTGGAACGCTCTGGTGTCCGGGCTTGTGGAGGAGATGTGAGCATCGAAGAGGTCCAGCGGTTGCGTGAGCGCGTCGCCGAGTTGGAGCAGCAGCTGGCCGAGGTGGGACAATGGACCGGGCGTCACGTGATCGATCTGCGAGCCGACGGGTTCACGATCATGCACCCGCTGTCGTGCCGCCCGAACCTGTTTGACTGCATCTACAACCATGAGGCGGCCGAGCTGGAGTCCGCCGATCACGAACTGGGCCGGTGGTACTGCACGCTGGACGAGGCCACTTCTACCTTGCGGATCGAGGAGCGGGCGTGACCATGTCGCAGTGGGGTTCGATCCTGGTGGCCGCCGGGGGCGCCATCATGGTGATCTTCGGGCTAGTACTGATCTGGGTCCTCTGGAAACAACAGTGACCACAATTGACCGGCGGGTACGCACAGAACGGTACATCGAATACTGGGTGCCCGCCGGGGCCAGCGCCAAAGACATGAGCACCATCATCAGGGAGGCGACCCGGGACTACGCAGATCAGTACGACTGGGCCTGGAACCCGGATTTCATGCCGGACGCCGACGACTGGTTCACGGTCCATCCTCACGACGAGCACGTAATTGTCAGGATAAAATGCCCCGATGAGGCGTCCTAGTGGAGTTTGCAAAGACTGCTGGGCCGAGTATCTTCGAGCCCTGGATGACGACCCGTTCGCAGTGATGCCCCGGTGGAGGCCCGCACCCGAGCCGGGGCCTCGCTGTGTTACCCACGCACGTGCCGAAAAGGCCCGCCGTAGCGCCCGTACACACGCGTTGAAGGTCGAGGCGGGGTTCGGGATACCAGCCGACGTCTACTGGGCTCTGTACGAGTTCCAGGGGGGCCGCTGCGCCATCCTGGGGTGCCGGGCCACCGGCAAAACCCGACGCCTAGCCGTCGACCATGACCACAAATGCTGCCCAGGCCGGACAAGCTGTGGCAAATGTGTCAGGGGCCTGCTGTGCAACCCGCACAACGAGATGTTCGGCCGCAACGGCGACGACCCGAACGTGTTCATGGACATGGCCGACTACCTGCGGTTCCCGGCATACCTGCGATACCTGTGGGTCCAGCAGGGCCGCGAGGTGCCCACATCTCGGGTACTGCGGGACCTCGCGGCCAAGCAGACCCGGGATTCGTTCGCACTGGAGCGTGGAGATGGGCAAGGAACGCAGGCACCGGCGTAACCATCCGCCATACCCCATGGAGCAGTGCTGGCACTGCCAGCGAGACAGGGTCCACTGCCGGTCGAAGATCCGGTTTTCCAGCTGGGTCGAGGCCGACCAGTGGGTCACCGAGTTCAATGAGGAGCGGGCGTACACCGACACGGTGTGGCGCTACTACTGCGACTGGTGCGACGGCTGGCACATGTACCAACCCACCGACAAAGAGGGCCTGCGGCAGGTGGAACGGATGCGGCGCAAGTGGCTACTACAGCGCCGTACGCAGACTGAACAACTGAATCGCTACGCCGGCCCCGGAGCTGTTGAGAAGCAGCGAGGCACCGTACGCCGATATCGGGAACACACCAGTGCGGTAGAGCCCGTTAGCGGACAAGGTGTAGGTGCGGCTGGTGACGACGAGATCAAAGTCGAACCCTGATGGGATCGCTACCGTCACCGTCCTGGCCACACCTCCCGACAGCGTCAAAGCGGCCCACGTATACCCGTCGTTGCCCGCCACGTTGCCATTGGCCACATCCATAGCGATCCCCGGCGTCGTCGTGTCTGCCGTCACCGCAAACCGGGAGATCGGATACACCGGCAAAACAGTCCTAGGCATCGGCGTTCACCCGCCTGGAACGGCGGCGACGCTGATACTTGCCCCTGTTCGGGTGCGGCGGCAGCTTCGCCTTGTCCTCCACCAACAGATGCAGAGGCAGGTCGGTGCCTTTACGCAACTCGTCGACCAGAAAACGGGCTCGTCGGGCCACCCACCACTGGTCCCGGTCAGAGATCGTCACCTGGAAGTTGAGCGTGCCCAAGTTCATGCCCGACAGCCAGGCGTTGCGATAGAACTGAGGCGTCTCGGTCACCAAGCGCTTGAGCACCGGCCTGACCTGGTTCGCCCAGATCGTCAGTTGGTCATGGTTCGTGGTGGTGATCTGCCACGTGAACCGGCGATGAGTCCACACAGTTACGCCTCCGGCGCAGGATTCCAGACGATGGTTCCCGCAGTGCTAAAGGTGCTCGTCGCCGGGAACGTGGCACCACCGCCGCCACTTGACTGGTTCAGCAGCTGCTGAACCATCTGCTGCAACGTGGCCACCTCGGCGGCCAGGTCAGTCACCTGCTGTGCAGTGGCTAGTCCCGGCAGCAACCGTAGACCCGAACGTAATTCGCCGCCCTTGTCCAGCAAGATGCCGTGGGAACTGGGCTGGTTAGCGTCCTGGTACTGCCACGGGGCTGCACGTAGGAACGACTTCTCCTCTTCGGTGAAGCTCATGAAACCCTCCAAATTCCAGGGTGTACTAGTGTCGCTGACCGGCGCATCCAGAACAGAGATGTGCACGTGGTTTTTGTGCATATCGGAGGAGCCGGTGTATGCCCTCCACGTCCAGGCGTCTGAGCCCGACGTGTCGAAGGTCCGAGAGTTACTGATGACATATTTGATCCGTTCGTCACGGTTGACCCGCAGTACCTCAGCAAATTTGTACGAGTCAAACCCGTGCGCCGGGTCGTGGGTCAAATCCAGAGCCGTGACCATCTCCGAGCCGACCCCGGACACGCTGTGTGGACAATGATCGGAGGTCGTCGAATGATTAGTGTCACAGATGGTTCCGTCGGCACCCTTACCACGATTCGGGGCAAGGGTGTTGACCTGGTCCCGCAGGACCAGAAGCGACTCCATCACGCGCCAGGCCATCAGACCTCCATGTTCGGCAGCTTCGAGTCGGGGGGGATCAATGCCGCCAGCGTCACGTTCGTTCGGTGGGCCAGGTCCAACTGTTCACGCATCTGTTGGCGTTCCAAAACGGCCTGGGCACGTTCTAGGGCCATCTGTGCACGCAGTGCCTCATTGTTGCCGTTGGCCAGTTCTTTTACTTGTCCCAGCTGTTCGGACGAGACCGCGTTGTTCTTGTAGTTCTGGGCGGCGCTGAACCCGAGGGCGCCCAGGATCAGCACCCCGAGGCTGGCGATGGCGCCTAGTTCCTGACCGAGCGCGACCAGGAGTACCAGTGTGGTGCACAAAATTGCTACGAGGGTCACGAAATGCCAGCCGTTGAGCTTGTCCATAATCCCTCGCATTCCCCGATCATGTCATATTTGTATCTTTTTATCCAGGTTCTACAGGGTGCGCCAGACCCGCAGCGCTGAACCGATCCGGACCACGATCGCTGACGCGTCCACCGCGTTCTGGCACGCCTGGACTTGGAGGTTGCCCGCCGTGCCACCCATCGTCAGCCGCCCGTGAGCGTGGATGTAGACCGAGTTGGCCGTGCCCGTGCCCGACGTTCCGAAGGCGATGAACCCAGCCGACGCCGTCTGCACCGGCCCGAACACGCCGTCACCGACCCCGGCGGCGATAGTCAATGCAGGACCGATGGCTCCCCAGCGGGCGTTGGTGACACCGGCAGGCCACGTGAACGCCAGGCGGCAGTCCGAGGCAGTCGTTGCGTCGATGAAAAAGTCGAGTTCGAATCGAAACGTCCCGGCCGTTGGCAGCGGACACACTAGTGCGGTCACGTTTTGAAGCGCGATCGACGAGGCGGCCAGGGTCTGATCCCCTGTCACCTCCACCTCGATGTTCAGTGCCCGGTGGTAGAGACTGATCCAATTCGCCGTGTTCCAGATGTCGACCCGGTCCACATCGGCCAGCGCTGACGCCTCGTTCTCGTTCGGTGCTGGGTTGCGGGCGGTCCGATCCGCTTCGGAGGCATACCGCTGCCACAGCCGGTTTTCCATGACGCCGTCCCAGGACACCTGCGCCGACGGCAGGTTCGCCGGGTCGGCGCCCTGCTGCTCCGGAATGCCCTGGTTGGCACTGTTGACAGGCATGGGTTCTCCTAGGGAAGCGCAAGCCGGGTGGCGGTGAGTCTGCCGAAAAAGTTCAAGGTCGGTTGAGTGCCGGTATACAAGACGGTCGAAGTGATCGTTTCACCGACAGCCATCAGTGGCATCAGCACCGAGACGCTGAAGGTGGAGGCGGGGACGAGGGCACCGGTGTTCTGTGACTCGCGGTAGGCGACCTCGGCGCCGGCGCGTAGCACTGCATAACGTACCGACGTGACGTTTCCGGACAGGTTGCCCGAATGCTGGGAGGTCACCAGGTACGTCCCGGCAACCTGCACGGTCAGCAAGGTTGGCGAGCCGATGTTGAACATGGTGGAACGGTCGTAGACGACGGTGTTGTAGGTCAAGGTGGTGGTGACACCGGTGGCGATCGACTGGCTGGCGGCGTTACGGACCGCCGCCGCGGGTGGCTGGGTGGCCAGGTCGGCGTTGGCCCACACCGTCGACAGGGCTGTTTCGATCCCGATCGAGTAGTCCTGGAGGTCGGCCAGGGTGATGGTCTCGGGTTCGCAGGGGAACGGAATGCCGAAGACCTCGGTGACGTCACCCATCTAGATCACCAGCCCCGATCCCAGATAGATGTACCACAGCCGCCATGCCCCAATGGGAATGACGATGGTGCTAGACGTATTAGCATGCGCAAACCCGGCCCCAATACGAACCATGTTGGCCTCTACTTTCACCAGTCCCGTCACTTCGATGGAACCGTCGCCGCCGGCTGCCGAATGCTCATATTCGGTGGCCTTATACACCTCGTCGGCGGTGGTGGCGATGTTGGCGATACCGTCAATGCGGTCAACGGCATATAGCAGCAGGGTCCGCTGGGTGTTGTTGTTTGGTGTGGCCACTGTGTACTTCACGGTGGAGCCAGCCAGGTAGATCCCCGGCGGCCACACGAATGAGACAGGGAAAGAAGCAGTTGCAGCGAAGCCGTTGGCTTGCACCGCCAAGCTGCCGCCGTCGGTGAGCAGATCCGCCCCCGTGTAGCCGTCTGGTAGTACGGTGCCTGCCGCGTTGGTGACGGTGACGGCACCCACGTTGGTGGCACTCCACCACCAGCGGCCCAGGTAGTCGTTAAGCGCGGTGTTGATCCCTGACAGGGCGGCGTCGATAGCTTCAGCGTTGCACTGCAAGGACAGGGCGACGGCCGCGGGGTCATCCGCCGACAGGCATGTCTGTCCGTGCGTTCCTACGTTGGTCATGGCAGATCACTGAGCCAGGCCAGCCCAAGTTCCACAGTGTCGATCCGTACGACATCGTTTGTGAACCCGTTGATGTTCACGTTCATGCTCAGCGAGTCGCCTGCTGTGAATCGCATGACCCCCAGCGCCGACGACTGCTGAAGTTGGTTCACGGCACCATCGACAAACACGATACGAGGTTCCATGTTGTTGTCTGCGGCAATGGCCAAACTGAAAGTCAGATCCTCCTGGAGCAATGCGTTAGGACCGGCCGCGGTCGCAGTGCCTTCCATGTACATCCACACCGCGTACAACCCGCTGGTGTTGATGACCACCGTGTTGGTGTCCGCAGTCAAATTCACCATGTTGTCGGTGTTGACCACGACAGTGTCAAACGGTGCGGGGGTCTCCTCGCTACCCGAAGTTTCGATTATCGAGAAGGGTGTTGTGGTGCGTACCCACACCATGGGAATGGTCGTGTCGGTGCGAGCCACCACCGCATCCAGAAGGTTCAGCTGAACCTCAGTGGCTTCAGCGATGGCACACAAGGTGTCACCGATGTCGCAGGGGTCGTCGGCCCCCTCCACGACGGGGATCTGGTAGATCGGGGTGCACGTCGTCATTGGGTGTACTCCTGCGCCTGCCACTGCACCTCGGCCGTGAACGAAGCCGACGGCCCGAAGATGAACATGGTGAACCCGGTGGTGGTGACGTTGATGGCTCGGGCGTGCCAGTTGGCGGTGGCGCCGGCACCGGAGTTGATGTTCCCCGAGACGGCTGGCACCCGGGTAAACGGCCGGGCAAAAGTGACCGCCGTGGTGGCGCTAGTCACCGCGGCTACTGTCATGCTCACCGAACCCGCCTGATACGTCGGGCCGGTAGTTCCTACGCCGTCACTAGACGTTTTGCCGAAGATCAACCACGTTTGATCCTGGCGGAGCACGGCCACCGAGTCGCCGATGACAGGCGCATATGACCCCAGCGCGTGTCCGGGCATCAGCGTGCCCTGGACGTTGACAACTACCGGCGCCACGCTGGCGATGACGCCGATACGCAGCCGGTCGTCGGGTGGCAAGGCTTCGGTGATCGCCTCGGGCAGTGTCATCTATTCCACCAGGAGGCCAAGCACCTGGGCCCGGCCGACGACGACCATGGGCGAAAGGTCCAAAGGAATGGTGAAACCAGACACAACCTGAATAATGCCCGACTTGCCCCTTGCGTTCAAGGTCACGACGTCGCCCAGCTCCAAAGCTGCATCGACCGGCTGGCTCCACGACCATGCATCATTGATCGAGATCGACATCCGCAAAGCCTCGTCGGCCGCGGTCTGCGCCGCCCCCTGTGTCGCCGGGGTCTGAAGGTTGATCGTTTTGTGCCGCAACCCGAAGTTACCCAGCACATATGTTGGGCTTGCGGGGTTTAGATCCTGTGCCAGTGCGTACACCGGCGGCGAACCATCGGCTCGTTCCCCCGTGACGGTGATGCTGTTGTGGGCGCTGACGCGGTCGCGTGACGCCGAACCTTGGATCAAGCCGCCCGGACCTTCCGACAGTGTCACCAACGACGGGGCATCGACGGCAAACGGATACCGGCGCAGCACGAAGTCCCCATTCGCCAGCGCAAACCACACGCAACCAGCCGCGGTGGCCATCTCATCTAGCGCCCCGGCTCGGTCTGACTCCCAGGTCAGCTGCGGAACCAGCAGCGGCACCTGATCGCTGATCCCGAACGAGGCGTCCCGCACCCCTTCGGATACCAGCCGGACAAACTCGGCATGCACGGTCGCCCCGGCGTTGGAGTTTTCTGGTCGCAAAAATGATGCGTCGAGGACCTCGTTGGCCCGGTCCATGCCCAGCAGTTCGAACTGCCCGTCCGGGCCAAGGTCGACGTCGTGGATACGGCCGGTGAAAACTACCCACCGATACGCCGAGCCGTCGGCGAATTGGATGCCCCGCCACACCCGGATGCGGTTGCCGTACGGCGCCAGCAGGTCGTCGATGTCGAACGGGTACAGCGTCTCATCCAAGATCAAGCTCAGTTGCCGGGTGACCCGGTTACCCAACGTCGCCGACACCGAGCCGCCCAGAAACTGCAACCCGCCGTTGTCGCCCACCCGGTCGGCGGGGATCGGCAAGACCGCCCCGGCCCCGTCGAGCACCTCCACCAGCACATACGAGGTGTGTGGGGTCGCCAGCGCCTGGCGGTATGTGGCATCTAGTCCACCGGCGAGCATCAGTCACCCGCCAAAGTTTCATCCCAGTCCACTTCGCCGGCGTTGAGCGCAGCCCAAGAGGCGTAGTCGGAGTTGACCTCGTCCCAGTCACGTTCCACCGTGTCCGGGATCGGGGTGTCGGTGGAGGCTCGGCCCCGCAGCAAGTCGGCGTAGGTGAGCCCGGCAGCGATCAGCGCATCCCAGGTGGGGTAGATGTCACACAGGTCCCTGACCCGTGTGCCACAGACGCCGGTAGTGGGACCGGAAGGACGGGCCACCTCCCCGTGTGGCAGGGTGACAACGCGGGGCTGGACCCGGTGGTCGGACACCGGCCGGGTTTCGACCATGTTTCCTACCGACATGTACCGGTCGTCGATGCCGTGCTCGGCCGGGCCACGTAGCAGCAGGGGACTGCCGGGCACGTTCAAGGTACGCAACGCGTCCCGGTCGGCGAACGTCTTCGAAGCGACAGTCAGCTGGGACGTCACGGCCTGACGGGCTCGGTTGACGACAATCGGATACCGAGCGTTGACCGGGAGGAAGGCGCCAGTGACCGCCGGGAACTCCTCGTCCGCCATATTGCCGAAGAAGATCCCCTGAGTGGGTACACAATTTGGGTCGATTGGCGCATCGAACAGCAAAGTCACATCGTTACAAGGCCGCACCGGATCACCGAGACGGAAGCTGCCGGAGCTGGGAACCACCAGGTCGTTGGAGCAGGTCTCCATCGTCTCCAGGTCAGCGCACGGGTCGTACACGTACAAGTTGTCCCAGGCGAACACGACCGTGCCGTTGGTGTTGCCGCCTTCGCGTCGGGTGTTCAAAGTGAACGGGTTGGCGGTAGGCACCGACGAGTCGGTGACGCTGAGCATCCAGTCGGGTTCGGGGTCGGTGGTGCGCCACACCTTGCACCGGATCTGGCTGCCCCACACCTCCAGTTTCAGCGTCCACGTCATCCCCGCAGCGTGGGTGCCAGAGGCCACGGTAGTTGCCAGGATGGCGAAGGCACCCCCGGCGGTGCGGGCCAGGTTCACCGTCACCACGCCCGCGGTAGAGATCAGGACCTGGCAGCGGTAGTTGTTGTTGGCGTCGGTGAAGCGGGCGTTCAGTTCCGCCGACAGGGAAGCACCTGTCGGCAGCACCGGCACCGTCAGTTCTGCCGACATTCCATAGTTCGAGGTGGTCGGGGTGAGGATCGACCGGCGGAAGTTGCCGGTGTCGGTGACGGTCTGGGTGGCCCTGGTGCCATTCACGTCGTAGTCGCCGGGCACGGTGCCACCGGAGAGGACGTACGTCTGCCCAGCGATCAGTCCCGATTCGACGGTTCCCCACGAGTCCACCAGAACCCGGGTGTAGCTGTCCGCGGCGATCAACGCCGCCGGCTGTGTCACCAGGTCCCCGGCGGCGTCGATGGCCTGGGTGCAGTAGTAGACGCAGCGGTCCAGTTGGGCTTCGGTGTCCCAGAAGATGCCATAGCCACACGACAGGGTCAAAAAGTCGCCGTCGAAGCAGACATAGGGACGCAGGGGTGTCCGTTCACCGGTCAGGCAGTCGACCCGGTAGACGGCGGCGCCGGTGGCCCAGCCCACGTCTGCCCAGTTGACCTCGACCCGGGTGTATGCGGGGGCCGGGTAGAGCAGGGTCGAGATCGCAGGCACGTCAGCTCCTTGCTCCGGTGGACAGGCTGCGGGCCGTACGCTGATTGGCGCGGGTGATGCGGTAGTCGGTGCGGGCGTCGAGTTGCTCGTTGCCGACGTACACGTTGACGATGGTGCCTTCGGGCTGCATTACGTCTCGCATCCCGGCGTCGGCGAGGATGGCCCGGTTGCGGCTGATGGTGTTGGCCGGGTCGAGGATGGCCTCATTGTTGTGGACCATGGCTAGGCCGTCGTGGGGGACGATGCCGCCGCCAGCGAATCCGCCTGCCCATTGCGCGGCTTTACCAAGGGCGCCAAGCGGATTGCCGATGTGATTGTTGATCCAGTTAATCGCGTCGATGATCTTGGACAGCTTGTTCACCATCTGGATCACAAACCCCAGCGCGATCTCAAAAGCCTTAGCGATCAGCTTCGCCAGTTTCACCATGTTCTCCAGGGCATGAGAACCCTCGGGACTTTTCACCCACGCGGTGAACCGATTGATCGCATTGGTCAAGATGGTCAGGAAGTCCTTGCCGCCGGTTTGCAGCCGGGAAAACAGTGCCGCGAACAAGCCAATCAGCGCTTTCACCAAACCCCAGATGACACTCAGGGCAGAGATGCCGATGCGCAGCCACTGCTCGAACCGGCCGTCGGTGATCGCCCCCATGATCCAGGCGGCGAATTCGCCAAGGAAGTCGCCGAACTTGTTCAGCAGTTCCACCACCACCGGCAGGGCGGCATTCGCCATGGCCCCCAGTGCCACCAGTAGCTGCACCAATACGTCGGAGTTGGTCCGGATGAAGTCGGCGACGGTGAACAACATGTCCCGGATCATGTTGATCATCTCTGGCTGCGCAAACGCCCGCATGATTGATGCGATCAGACTGCCCAACGAGTTGGCGACCGCGGCGAAACCCTCGGTGAGTTTGCCCAGCGTCGCCTTCAGCGTTGGTCCAAGCTGCTTGAGGATCGGGTCGAAAAACTGTTGCTGGACGATGTCACGCAACGCGGCGAACTCGGCGCGGAAAGGCCGCAGAACCGACACCAGTTGGCGCATCACCGGCGGCAGCTTCTTGAACCCTTCGATGAACTTCTTTGGGTCCTTCTCAAACACCAGACCCATGGCGTCGCCAAGGTCTTTGAGCGCCACGATCAGCGGCATGATCACCGCGAGCAGCACCGTCAGTGCTGCCGGGATCAGCAGGGCCAAGTTCAGCAGGGCCGCAAACGGCGCCAAGGCCACCGTCAGCGCGAAGAACAACACACCCAAAGCCGCGGACAGGGCGGCCACCACGACGACCATGGTGGCCACGGCGGGGGCGGCAGCGATCAGCTCCGCGGCAGCGGCGGCTAGGGCGGCGCCGATCCTCGTGAACCCCAAAGCCAGTGTGGATTGCACCCGGGCGAGGTCCCCGCCGACACCGATGAAAGTTTTGAACCCCTCGACGGCGAGTCCCACGACACCCTGGAACACCAGGTCAATGCCGTGGATGAGACTGAACATGCCCCTGGTGAGGCGACCGATGCTTCGAAACACCGCCCCGACACGCAGAGCGAAGTTGCCGAACAGACGGGTGAGGATGAAGTTACCCCTGGCCAACCGGTCGAAGGCAGAACGTAGACCGCCCTGTTTGTCGATGCGATCACGCAGGTCGTCGATCCAGCGGCCGAGGGTGGCAAACCGGGTCCGCAGGATCGGGAATCGAGAGCCGATACCGTCGTCGAGGCCGTCGCTGATCTTTTGCCCGGCGATTTTGGCCCTGCGGTTTCCGTCCTTGCCGACGGCATCGAGAATGGTTTTAAGCTGCGGGGCGATCTCTCGGGCAAACGGCTTCGTGTCCGCATGGACCTCGATGAAAGCCTCGCCCAGAGTCGTCACAAGAGAATCATAGGGGCCAAAACGGACAAAGGCTACCGTGCTGCCCGCAATGCGGCGAGGAACGCTTCGGTGTTGGCGACCTCGTCGAAGTTCCTACTCTCCTGCGGCGGCGGCTGAGTCAGAGCCCTACTCCAGTCGGCCGCCTGTTGGGGCTTCGGGCCCTTAAGGATCAGATCAATCATGGTGCTATAGGCCCCGTCCAGCCAGTATCCCAACGGCATCCCCCACGGGTACACGCCCATGCGGGCCATCTCGCCACCAACCGATTCCCAGTTACGCCGAACCGAGTAACACAGTCGCAACGCGATCCACCAAGACCGCCCCGACACAGCCTCGATCAGATCCAAGATCGCCTGCTCCAGGTCGGCGTCACCGGCGTGACCCGCGACGATCATATGGTTGACAGCGAACACCGCATCGGGACCCGCCAGTCCCGGAAACAGGGCCTCATAGTCGATCGGATCCGCCAACAGCAGCTCCAGCCAGCCCGCCGCGTCCATCCCCGGAACGTGAAACGACCGGTCTCCGAAAGTCACATCGGCACCCCAGGATCGCAGCGAAGCCACCGGATCCGGGTTGATCGGATTCAGGTTGATGACCTGCGGCTGGGTCGACCTACCGGGCACGGACCGCCTTCTTCTTCGGCGCAGCGGCCTTCTTGTTCTCCGGCACCAGGTCCTTGACGAAGCTGGAGATCTCGGTCAGGTCCAGGTTCCCGGCCAGCATCTGCATCAGCAGAAACTCGCGATCCTCTTCGGACACCACCATGAACCCGAGCATGTCGAGAAACTTGGCCATCACGTCCAGGCCACTGGCCATGGCGCGGGATTCTTCGGCGGTCAGTTCCCGTTCTTCGTCTTCTTCGGTGTCGGGCATCACAGCCAAGGCGCCGGACAGCATCTGGCGCATCCGGTGGATGAGCACCATCTGGGTGTCGTTGAACTGCTTGAAGACGATCTCACGACCGAGGATCGTTACCGGCAGAACCTTCGCTTTCTCGGCCATAGCTGGACAATATCACGCCCGGGTGTAAACCTTGAACCCCAGCTCGCGACCCCAATACCGCAAAGGCACCGTCAGATAGCGGGTCCCCTTCATCCCCGGGTGACGCACCGAAGCCAGCATGACCTTGCCCCTGTACGGGCCCGACTTGGTCACCAGATCCCGCGGAGCCTTGTCCCAGTAGAACGACAGCATCCGCTTATGCTTGGGCCGGATCACATGCCTGCGGGCCCCCTGATGCACCACCAGGGCATATCGCAGCGAGGACCCGACCCTGGCCATGACCTGGAACTGACCTTGGACCTTCAGCTGGGTGCCGATACTGGCCCGCAGTGTGCCACCGGGGGGTTCGCCCCGCCCCGGTTTGCGTACCGGCGCACCGACCTTCGCGTCATGTTCAATCAGTCGCGCCGTCCGCGCCACGTGCCGCATCGCCAGCTGCCTCGCCCACAGGTTCGACTTCTGGCGGTCCAGCTTCAAACGATTGGCCACGCCGTCCTCGCTTCTTGACCCGCTCCGCAGCCCCCGCCACGGCCTGTTCCACATGCTCCTCGAACCTGCCGAGCAGTTCCAGGTAGCCCATCCGCTGAAGTTCGGCTTGGCGCATGTTCCCTTCAAGCAGCACCGCGCGACCCACGTCCTGCGCCCCGAAGCTGTCATGCGGCATCGTCACCCGATACCAATTCATGTCGCCCTCCCGTACAAGTCAGCGTGGATTGTCACCGTGGACCCGGCGCAGCCACCCTCTGTCGACACTGCCCGCCAGTCGCCGTACATCACCGACGATTTGTCTCGCTGACTGATGAAGCAGCAGATGGCGGCCATCATCGTCGCCCGATCGTTGAGCAGGTCCGTGTTCAACTCATCCCACATGCCCTGGTCTGGTAGCACTTGCAACGTACCAATCGGGGCACATCGCCACATGGATAGCTCAAATTCGACCGCCATAGGCTGGGCACATGTCACCGACAGCGCCGCCGGGGTCGGAGCCCCCCACGACGGATACGTCCGGACCACCCGCACGAAGGCGGCGCCCAGGCAACATTCGTCGATGGTCTGAGATGCCAGAGGCTGTCCGTCGGTTCCTGTCCGGAATCCCACTACCTCCGGGGGCTTGGGGTTCGCCAACGCCTCATTCGCCAGACACGTCATCAGCAGCTGCGCCACCGGCAGCACTCGACGATCAGGATAGGTAACCGGCATAGGTCCTCATGGGGTTGTCGTCATGTACGGGCCAATAACCTCCGGCGAGATGATCCGCAGGCGCCCGGTCAGTCGATGCGGATTCGCCGCCACGATGACCTGATCCACCGAGGCGACACCGGTCAAGCCCCGGTCTAGCAGCTGGTCGATGTCTACACCGTCGAAGGTGGTGCCCTGTCGGGTCAACGTCACGATCCGGGTCGGGATGGCGCACGCCTCACCGCGGCACATACGAGCCCATTCGCAGGCGTACGTCCCGGCGGCGGCGAGGATGTAGGTGGGCACGGCGGTGCCGCGGCCGTAGGTGACGCTGAATGTGTCGGTGCCGGAGTCTTTGTCGAAGTCCTGGCTCCGGGGCCAGCAGTTACCGTCGGTGCGGATGAGCCAACGGGCGTCGTCGACTCGGTATGCCGCAGGATTGATGACAACACCGTCGACTGTCACGGTCGTTACGGAAGCTACCGGCCCCGGCAGGTACACCTTGCACCGTGCCCCGCAGGTACAAAAGTTACCGCAGGCACAATTGAACCATTCGCCACCGTAGATATACGGGATCCAGGTACCGTTGTGCCAGGTGTATCCGGCGGCGTCGTCGTCGCACGGCCACCGGCCACAGGGGCGCACGGTGATCGAACAGATGCCGTATTGGCGACCAGTCGCGGCCCACAGGATAAACGTCGCAGCGTCGGCTGCGGCCTGCTGCTCCGCCACCGTCAACTCGGCCCAAAAGTCCGCGCAGCAGTCGATGCTGTCGGAGATGTCCCAAGCGCACGGTGCGGCCATGGGAGCAGTTTAGCCCCCATGAGCCGCATTTGTCCCTATCGCTTGAGGATGCCCTGGTCGAGGAGCGCCTGGCGGACGGCGGCGTCTTTAGCTTCAAGGATCTTGCGTAGAGCCGTGGTCAACTCGGCACCGTCCTTGCAGTTGTCGACCAGGAACTGGGCCAGCTCAGCGAAGGGACGCGAGTACCGCTGGGCGTCTTCGGATAGGTGCTCGTAGTTGAACAGGCCCCGGAAGTGCTGAACCCCCGGGTGCCTGTCGGTAGCGATATTCAGCATGAATCGGATACTACGGGACGTGTACGACAGCCTGTGCCAGGTCGGTGGGGACCGACACGTCCGACACGGTGATCGTGTACAGGCCGTTGTTCGGATACGTATGGTTCGAGCTGCCAGACTCAGCCGCACCCGCAGTCGTAGTACCGTCGCCCCAGTCGATGTTCACCGTGCCCGCCGAACCCACATTCGCGTACGTGAGCGTAGTCGCCAGCGGGTTACCGCCGACGTTGGTGGCGAAGACACTGATCGTCGGCTGGGCTGCCGAGCTGGGACACGTGTTCACGTTCTGCACGATCGCCGTGCCGTTGGTGACATTGAACGTGATGTTCGTCCCCGCGACATACCCGGACACCAGGTCCGTGCCACCGCGGCGCAGGAACAGCGAACCGGCGCCGAACGACTCCTCCGGAACCACCAGAGCGAACCCGGAACCCGGCGACGCGGCGGTGTTGACCCGCAGGTTGCCACGGTTTCCGGCGGCCATCCAGCAGAGGACCCGCTGAGCAATGGCAGGAAGCTGAGAGTAATTCTCAGCCGTAATTGTCAGGCTTCCCCCGGCCATATGTGGGCCTCCTTACGTGATCGGTGTCGAAGCGGCGGCGTAGGTAACGCCGGACTCATTGGTGGGTTTGTATGTAGGCGCGTACGAAGCCGGGGCCGCATACGTGTGGATCACCGTTGGGCCGACTGTTACCAGTTCCGGGGGACCCGCGTCGCCCCAAGTGACATACCCGGGAACGATCGGCGACCCGTCGCGAGTTGGCAACGTCAATGTGCCTTGCAGGGCGCCTGTATCGGCGAACGCCAAGGCTGCCGGGGACAGGTCGGTGCAGTCACACTGGAAGAACGGAGGCGGCAAGGTCGTCAGGATGACTTCCTTGAACCGGGTTGATGCGTATGAAGCCAGTAGCGGCATGGGCACACCGAGCGTGGCCGCAGCGGCGGACTTCACCACATTGAACGGGCCGACACCCCACGGGCTGTTACGCACCGCGATGGCCTGGACGACAAAGCTCGCCAGGTCATTCTGATATGTGACATCGCCCATCGTGCCTTCTTTCACCCAGGCGTACAGGGTGTATCCGAAGAACTCCGACCCGTCATCGGGGCAGGCCGCTTCGTCGCAGACATCCGCGATCCGGGTCCAGCCTTCCAAGGAGAAGTTCGACAGGTTCGCCGCACCATAGTCACGGCCATAGCCGACCTGCTGCGGCGGTGTCGCATCGTTGAGGATGACCGTGTCACCGGTGAGGAACGGGATGACGCCCGGGTTCACGTCGTTGAACGTCAACGTCAGGTTCAGCCACTTCACCTTTGGTGGCGTGGTGATCGCGGAACAGAACTCACCCTCGCCGTTTTCGAAGAACCACTCCTCGCGGTCCTTGTATTCGGTGGTCTCTTCGATGCTGACGATGCAGTTGTCGGTGAACACCGAGCATCCGTCGTCCACGCGGATACCGCATCGGTCCAGCCGTACAAGCCGGACGCCGGTGAGCTTGTACTGGATGAAGCTCTGGTTGACGCTCACTCCTCTTCCTCCACTACCGGCTCAACGGCCACCTTGCGGGGACGGCCACCCTTCTTCTTCGGCGCCGGCTCATCCTTGACTTCCTCGGCAAGCTCCGGGAAAGCCTTGGCATGGACCTCGTCCGGCACGATGAGACTGAACCCGAACAGCCCATCGGAGCTGGTGGCTACCACCGAAGCCGGGAGACCCAGCTCCTGCGCGGCTTTCAGCAAGGCCCGGATCGGCTCAGCTGCCTCGTTCTGGGGCACGTGTACAACAGCCATCACGTCTCCTAGCAGCAGGCTTCGATGTTGGCGAGGACGGCGAGGGTCAGGCACTCCCACGTGACGATGTAGGTGCGCTCCGCGAACCGATGGATCTGGTTCGTGGTCTTATTGATCGAGTCCGCCCACGGCGTCACGAACGGCTCCGGCTGGGAAAAAACCGTCACCGGGCCGGTCATGTAGATCCAGCGGTGCGCGGCGTCAGCGGGAGCCACGTCGGTAGGGCCGTAGCCCTGGTAGTTACCGATGGAGATCCGGGTTCCGGTGTTTGTCACCCAGCGGGAACCGTCACGTTCGGCTAGGTGTCCGTTGGCCAGCTGGCCCATCGCCTTCAGCGGTATGTGCAAGACCCCAGGTAGCCCGTACAGGGCTCCGTAGGCTCCTTCGAGGGCCTGGACAGCGTTGACCAGGTTGTCGGTTGTCGGGGTTGGCACGGTGACCGTGCCCGCCGCTGTCGACAGTCCAGGCGCCTGGCCCACCAGACCCCGGGACATGATCGACTCGACGACTCGCTGCTCACCGGCACGTAGTTTCTCGATGACAAAACGCCGGGTGTACTCGTCGGGGCTTTCTCCGTTCGGACCGGCGGTGATAGCGCCACATTCCATACCCGACAGCACCACAAACGGGTCCCCGATGACCGTGGTGTAGGCCCCCACCAGCGACGCTGCCTTCGACGCCGGTTCGCATGCCACCGCATACCCGGTGGGCAAGGCGCAGTACGGCGTCTGGAACTCAATGCCGAACACCGAACCGTGCTCGGACAGGGGCACCATGTTGGCCACCGCGAAAAGCCCATACGGCGCTAGACCCGCATCCGGCCCGGGGCGGGATACGAAGTCGCGAGCGTTCGCGGACATTACGGGCATGTGTTAATCCACCCAGACCGAGATGTCACCAACGGCCGTAGTAGCCACCAGCAGCGTGATGCCGTTGGTGACCCGAATCGGCGACGGCAGCACAAACATCAGCGGCGAATCGTTCGCGGCGGTAGTCGTCGTCTCCGAAAACAAGATCGTTCCCGTAGACGTGGTCGCGTTGTCGAACAAAGTGACCGTGTGCGCCCCGGCGGCTGCCGGGTTCACGGTGAAACCAAGCAGCTTCACCCCAGGCACGGCGGTCACCACGACATTCGTCGCGATAGCACCAGCCACACTCTTGACGTTGGCCATCGTGTCTCCTAGGCGAGCTGGACCGCGCCGGCGGCACCGGCGGCGGAAGCGTTGATAGTGACGCCGTTAACGGCTTCCAAGACCACCGGCAGCACGAAAGTCTTCGTCACACCGGCGGCCATTGTGGACGCGAACAAGACCATCCCCGAGTTCGTGGTCGCGTTGTCGAACACGCGATACGTGGTGACACCCGCGCCACCGGTGAATACGAACCCGGTGACCGAGACAGGCACCCCCGATACGACGACGTTGCCGTTGGCGCCGGAATACAACTTCGCCCGCACCACGGTCCCGTTGAGCTGATTTGCCATGAGAAGTTCTCCTCAAGGGAAGGAGGGCCCAGGTTTCCCTGGGCCCCCGGGGGCCTGTTACGGGTTGGTGCAGTCGATTTCGCGCTGGGCACCGGTGCTACCGGTCGGGCAGATGTTGATCGAGTAGACCCGGCTCAGCGGGCACATCCGCATCATGGCCCAGCCTGTCTCGGTGAACAGCTGTGTCAGCTGGTTCGTCGCCAGCTTCGTCGAGTCGTAGATCGCGTTCAGGGTGATCACGTCGTTGACCGCCCGAACCCAGGTACCTGTCGGGTAGACCAGGAACTTGACGCCGGTCGGGAACTGGAGGATCGGGGTTGCCGAACCAGGCGCCAGCGCCGCACCACCGATGACATCGGTCGGGGCGAAAGCGTCCTGCCAGTCGTAGACCCACTGAACCCGGGCACCCCGGTCGGAGAACCAACCGGCAATCATCGAGTCAGACACGCTCTGGCGGGCCAGTGCGTCGCCACCGTTCTGGCGGCCCAGGTCAGCACGGAACTGGGCCAGGACCCACCACGGGAACACGACTTCCAGCGTCGCCTTACGCTGCATACGCAGGCGGTACTTGATGTCGACGATCGCCATCTCCACCGCGGCCAGCAGCTGGGTGGTGACCGAACCGTCGGAAGTCCACGGGTCGTTCGCCTGGAGGGTGACCGGAGTCGAACCGGCGACCACAGCTGCGATCTGAAGCGAGTTGATCTGGTGCGCGGACGCGATCATCGCCGCCTGCGTCCAGGTCCGCACGAACTCCGGGTAGCCGCGGTTCTGGAGGATGTTGCCGGTGATGCACAGGCCGGTGACACCGAGACGGTCGTCCACAAACGACGGGCACGGGATCTCGATGCAGGACTTCGTCGTTCCCGAGATGACCTGGGCCTCGCTCAGGTTGAAGAACCCGCTGCCGCCGCCGAAGACGCCGGTGAAGTCGATGCCCTGGTTGTGGCGGATGCCGCCCCGGCGGGCCTGGACCTCGGGGGTGTCGAACAGGCCGTCGTTGGAACCCTGGAAGCAGGTGTCGTACAGGGTTTCCGACGGGGCGCACCAGCCAACGGCGGCGATGTGCGCGTCAGTGCCGTCGTCGCCCGCTTCGATTGCCTTGCGGGACAGTTCGACAGCGCGGCGCAGGTTGCCGCCCGGCAGCCGGGTTTCGTCTACGACCCGCTGGAGAACGAGGTCGTCCTCGTCCACGCCGAAGACGCTTAGTTCCTTCGGGTAGTCGCGGGTGATCTGGGCAACCGGGTAGTACACCGGCTCCGACGCGGTGCGCAAAGCGCCGAGGGTGGCGAAGGTGCGGATCTTCGCCAAGAACGCCTTGGACAGGTCGTCGAGACCCTTCAGTTCCTGGCCTGCGGCGAAGCCTTCGACGTTGCCTGCGGCGTACATCTTGCCGAAGACTTCGGTGCCCTTCGGAGCGACTTCGCCTTCGATGACCGAACCCTTGGCGACGTCTCCGACGCGGGGGGTGCCGTTGGAGGCGTACTTGCCCTTGCCCTTGTCGTCGGCCTCGTCGGCCTCGCCGTCATCGCTCGCGTCTTCGCCCTCTTCCTCCTCGGAGGCAGGTGGCTTGGAGGCGAGAGCGGCGTGGCTGGCCATCCGGTTGGCTGCCGTCGCGCGACCTTTGATCTCGCTGTCGGCGTCCTCGGTGAACTTGTGCAAGCTGTCTAGGCGGTCCAGGTTCTCCGGCGTCTGGAGGGACTTGTCGGCCTCCATCGACGAATACAGGGCGTTGTGTTCGGCAATGGCGGTTTCCGCCATCTGGGTGAGCGCGGACTCCGTGAAGACACTCAGGTCCTCAGGAACAGCGAAGATCGTCGGCATTACAGGCTCCATGGGATGAAGGAAATGTTCACTTCTCCCGTGTGCGGCCCCAGCCCGTCCATGCGGGTGACGCGGCCCCAGCCTGTCCGTCGCGATCAACAATAAGGGTACTTACGACATGTGTCTAGTTTGTCCGTGACGAATCGGACACCATGGGGTAAGGTCATCCAAATGGAGCAGAGGCCAGGAACTGTGTCACAGGTCGTCCGCCGGGACCTTCTCACCCCCGGCGAAGTCGCTCGTATCCTGCGCGTCGACCCGAAGACCGTCACCCGATGGGCAACCCAGGGACGCATTCAGTCCGTGCGGACCCCTGGCGGGCACCGTCGTTTCTATGCCGCCGAGATCATGGGCATCGCCGAAGGCGGACTGCCGTGGTCAAAAAGGACCCAGTCGTAAATAGACCCCCGGCGGTCGAGGCCGGGGGTCTGCTCCCATGACGAAATCATCTGTTCACGGCGACGGAATGATTTCATCAAGCAGTTCGTCGAAGTGACCATCGTGTACGGCGGCTGCGAACGCACGCACCTCTGCGGCGGTCACCTTCACCGAGCCCGTGCCGGTGGTCGTCGACAGCGTCAGTTCGCCGCCGACGGATTCCAGCTCGATGCAGGCGCCGTTGTCGCACCGGAGCGTCGACTTCGTCACAGATCCTCCTCGGGTCCTACTCGTCGCGCGATCATACCTTCGAGGTGTAGTTACCCCCGAGTACGACGCCCATGGGGAAATCGTCTTCCGTGCGGGCCCCCTCTACCCGCGCAGCAGGATTGATAAGTCGCCGCTGGGCGGCAGCAAGTCCCACAACTTCCTCGGTGACACCATTGAAGTAGGTGACCACGTAGACCTGATCTGGATCTGGTTGCCTCGTAGCGTCTTCCAGCGACATAGCCGCGTCGCCCCCTGAACTGTCACCGTTTCCACAGCACATATCTTCTCCTCTTACAGCTTTGCGTGGGCCGCGAACCGCTGGGCCACCTGATGACGCTGTTCGAGGGACAGCAGCGGACGGCGCTCCAGAAGCGCAGCAGCTACGTCGGGGCAGCCACAGTCTTCTTCGGGGGCAACCTCTTCTACTTCTTCGTCGCCCGCGAAGTCCTCGTCGCCGTCAAATTCCTGACCGGGACCCAACGCCGCGATGAGACAGGTGATCTCGTCGTCTTCGGATTCGATGATGAAGTCTTCGTCGATGTTGAACTCGGCGACACCTTCACCGTCGGAGTAGATCAGGTACTGCTCTTCCCCGGAGGCGGTGATGGCGTAGCCGGGACGGTTGACCCCCAAAGCAGCGACCAGCTCCAGCCCGCCGCCAATACGTCGCCAGTCACCCGACAGCGGGGATCGACGCAGCTTCTGGGCCAGTTCCTCATCGGCTCCGGGTACAAGAGAACCGGCAACCCACACTCCGTACGCATCTTCACCGGCACGGACGACGGCAGCGGCGGTGCCAGTGTTGTCGTAGTGGGCTTTGACTCGTTCGACGAGGTTCCAGGTGGTGTCGGCGTGGCCGGTGTCGACGGTGAGGACGCCGGTGTCAAGGACGCCGCCGTCGTTCGTCTTGGTTGATCCCGCATGGAAGTCAGCGTAGGCCCGCTTGGACCGGGGGACGGTGATGCAGGTATTGGCGAAGGTCAGATGGCACGAGCCGAACAGGGCCAGGTGACCGTAGACGCGCCCGTCGGGGGTGATGGTGACCTTGGTCGGGCCTTTGAGCTTCGGGTCGGCGAACCACGCCTTCGGTGGGTTCAGCGGGGCAGCACCAGCCACCAGGCTCATCTCCTCGTACGATCCGGACAATCTATCGAGAATAGTAGCCATCTTCGCCTTATCGGCGGAAGGGATGTTTCCCGAGTTCAGCCGGGCCTTGGCGTTGTTGACCGCGTTGCGGAACACGGTGAGTTTGCCGTTGACCGGCATCGCGATGGGGAACTTGTAATTGGTCTTCAGCTGTGGATCACCGCCGACCCACAGGAACCCCCGGGCATACTTGGACATGTTGTCCCCGGCCCAGGCGTCTAGCGCTGCCCGAGCCCGCCCCTCGTCCCAGCTGGCGGTAGATGTGGGTAGCCCACTCCAGCCGGAGGCGCGTACGCCGAACTCTTCCATCGTCACCCCCTATGGTCCCCATGGGGCATAATGGGCCTCATGGCAGAAGAGAAACCCCCGAGAAAGATCGTAAGCGAGACGTTCGTGGACGAAAAGGGCAACGTCGTCGACAGCGCTGCCAAGGCCGTCCAGATCGAGGTTGTCGAAGAACTTCCCGACGGCCGCCATCTATCCCACATCATCGTTAAACATAAGTGAGCGGACCCCGCAGTCGAATCAGTTCCTTCTGTTTCTCGGCGATGTCCGGGAACAACAAGTCCAGGATCTGGGTGCGGCCGGGGAACAAGTCGCGGAAGTACACATGTACCCGCCCACCCATCCCCTGGGGAGCCGTGCCGATCGGCCCACGTAGATACATGTCTGTCGACTCGGCGAAATCTTCACCCCACGACGACTTGCCGTAATCCGACACCCCCCACACGACCTCGCGACTTGAAGCACCGCGGGTCTTGCTAGGCGGCATACGTACCCCGTCCCACTGCCAGCCGATGGGGAAGGGGACATGTGAGTCGCGTTCCACCCGGGCCTGCCACGTCTGACTCTTAGAACCGATACCTTGCGGCCTGGCGTCCACAGAGTCCACGTTGTGCCCGAATTCGTGGTTGGCCAGCCGTCGGGTGCCCTCGAATCCTGTGCGGACCCCTGGCTTCCAGAACCGCATGATCCCATCGCCTGACGATGCCGCGCCCACGTGGTCGGGGTTGCCGAAGCGTTTCTTCCAGTAGTCGTCGTCGGGGCTGTTGCCCTGCATCCAGGCGTAGGCACGCAGATACTTGTCGCCGCCGGGCAGACCTCGGTGGATGGATTCCAGGTGATCGGCCACCTCATCGGCCATCACATCGGGGCCGTCTTCGATCAGATAACTGATTCCGTTGCGGCGGATCAGGCGACCGTGCGCCACGTGGTAGCCGCCGCTGGTGTTATCGGAGTCGAAGGTGAGGTTTTCCACCGGGACACCCAACGGGCCGGTGTCTTCGGTGAGAATGTCGTCCCAGGTGTTGCTGTAGGTACCAGAGACGGCCCGTGGGTTACGAGTGCGTCCCTGGGAGACTGCCTGCCGGTGCTCACGGTCGGCACGTTCCACCCGCTCGGGGTAAGCCTTGAGCCTCTTGCGCCGGTCGGCTAGATCCGTCAGACGCTTACGGTCCCTTATGTCGTAACGAATGATGCGCAAGATGTTCTCGCGCAACTCGTCATCTGACCACTTGGGATCGTGGGTGCCACCGAGCCGCTGAATACCGGCGAACGTGGCGATGAGTTCGCTACGGTTCATGGTCCGCAGTCGCTGCACAGCTTTGTCTTCGTCGTCGACCTTGCTAAAGAATTCCAGGTTTTCCCGGTTGCGGGCTTCTCGCCGTTCCTTGAGTACTTCGCTGGTGGTCTTCTTGACGGCGCCTTCGCGGATTGCTTTCGAATTCAGTCGGTTACCCACCGTACGCTCTCGGATACTGATCCGGATGTCACCGACGGTGCCCCGCACTGGCACATGGTAGGACCGGGCCAGGTCTTTCAGCTGCTGACCCCGGACGTTGGCCAGGATCGCGTCGGCTTCGTCGCGGGTCTTCGCCTGGTCCAGTTCACCCCGGACGTCGTCGAGAGTCTTTGGTGTCTTCTTGGCGACGGTGGTCTTTTTCTCCGGCACCTTGGTTTCGCCCTTGATCCCCAGGTGGTCTTTGCCTTTCTGAGTCAGGTTGCCGTCGGAGTCCAGGTAGCCTTCGCGTTCGAGAACCTTGCGGGAGGCTGGGTGCGCCTTACCGCCGTCCCGGATGTCTTCCAGTCCGCGCTGCTGGGAGTCAGTGAGCTTGTGTTCCTTCGGTTCGCCGGTCTTCTTGCGAACCACCACCGTCTTCTTCTCTGGGGCTTTGGTCGTAGTCTTCTTGGCTTGCGGCTCTTCGGACTCGTGGCCTTTCAGCGACTCGCGGCCCTTGTCGGTGATGTGGTAGCGGCCCCGGCCGCGCCGTTCCAGCAGTCCCCGTTCCACCAGGTCGTCGACTTGCTCCTTGGCGCCGGGGGCCATCTTCGACTTGATCAGACCTTCGTCGCCGGAGTCGCGGACGCTACGCAGCGTCAACCGTTCCGACACCGACGGAGCCTTGGTTTCCGAGGCCTTCTTCTCTGGGGTCTTCTTCTCCGGCGCCTTGGTCGCAGTCTTCTTGGCGACGACTTTCTTCTCCGGGGCCTTGGTACCCACTCGGCTTTCGAGATCGTCGATGTCCCGCTGGAGCGCTTCGCGCTCTTCCAGCAGATCCTTGTGCCGCTTGCTGTCCTTGCCGCCACGCTGCTCGGAATTGGAGATCATGGTGTTGATCTGCTTCAACTCCTGGCGGCGCTGCTTTAGCTCTTCCCGGTCGGCGTCACTGCCCCCGGTCTTCTCCGGAGCTTTGGTCTCTGGCTTCTTCTTCGCGACGATGGTCTTCTTGCGGCCTTCTTCGTCGTGGGCGATCTCACGGACCCGGCTGTCGCGTTCCTTGGTCCGTTCGTCTTTGCGACGCTGCGCCTGCTCGGCCTCGCCGGTCTTGCTCAGGCGGTGAATGATCTCAGTCTCGACGTCGTCGCGGGTGTCGTCGTCGAGGCGGGTACCGCCCATCTTGTTGTTGATCTTGTTGATCTCGTCGTCGGACAACCCACCCAAATACCGCTTCTGACGCTGCCGGTTCAACCTGCGCAACGCCGCCACGTGATCATCGGTGTCCTTGACTTTCTTCACCGCGACTGGAGCGACAGAACCCTTATCCGGACTGGCTTTTTTGACCACCCGGGTACGACCGCCTCGCTTGGTCGCCGACCCCCCGCCACGCTTGGCAATCCCCCGAACCGCTTGCTCCGGACTCCTGTACCCCTTCTCGCCCTTCTTGGGCGGGTACACCCACTTCGACCCGACTTTGATCCGACCGTGAGCATCATGCTTCGGAACATCGACCCACTCGCCAGCGTGATCGTTTTTGCGCCGGTCGCGGGGATGCTTGGCCTCGGTGTAGCGACCTCGGAACTCTTGCAACGCGGCGTCAAACGCGGCCAGATAGGCGTCGTACTCATCGCCTCCGGGATCCTGTGGGGGCGGCCCGGAGGCTTGCTGAGCTGCGGCCTGCCGATCCCATGGCGCGATCACCGACGGGTCGTTGAACTCGCTGGCCAGCTCCTCATAGATCTCGGTGATAACGGTGCGCAGTTTGCCTTTTTGCTCATCCGGGATCGCCGGAAGACCACCGTGGGCATCCTGCAACAGCGCAGCCGCCGCGTACACGGCGTGGTAGATCAGGTATGGCTTGTCGTCGATGATGTCGCCCCACGGCAGCCGGTAACCACTGCGTCCGATCAGCGGATCGTTGGGGGAATCGGCGATCCACAGGAACATCTTCGCCATCTTCGCCGGGTCGCCGTTTGCCCACGCCTCGATCCGCTTCGCGGCGTCGTCGGCGTCGAACAGGGCCTCCCGGGGGGCGATGGGGGCGCCACGCCAGCCGCCCGGGTTGACTGCGAAAGTAGCACCAGAGGCAACTATCGCAGCATCGGGCCGGGTGACCTTGATCCGCAGGTCGGCGAACGCGGGGACGGACACCAGGGTCGCGGCCCGCTGCCGGCCGCGCAGCATGTCGGCAACCGTCTCCCCGGACAGGGCGTTCTTCTTCAGGACCGCCGTGTAGCTGTCCAGATCCACGCTTGGACCGGTGACTCCGTGTTCCAGTTCGTGCACAGCCCGGTTGACCTGGGGGACGATGGTCGGGTCGAGGAAGTACCCGTGGGCCCACACGACCCGCTTGCCGTCGACATCGCGTTCCTTGGCGTCTTCGATGACACCGACGACCACGGCCCCGTTGTGGCCCATGCCGGAGTGTTCCTGCCACCGGAACGGCTGCGGGAACGTCTGGTACTTCAGGGTGTCGCGGGGGAACCGGCGCCGATCACCGGTCGCCTGTTCGATCGCGGCGAGGGGACCTTCCCAGGTGATCGGGCTGTAGGTGCCCATCGACGCAATCAGGTAGTCGATAGCCAACGAGTGAGCACTCTTGTGCGCATTGCGACCGGGCCATTCGCCGGTGGCCAGCTTGTGCAGGTTGGCGCAGAAACCCTTCTGCATGCGCTTAGGGATCCCGTGACGCCGGGCAAACGCTAGGCACCGGTCGAAGTCGCCGGGGGAACCCCAGCCGATCTGTGCGGCGCCTTTACCGGCAATGTCGCTTTTGATCAGCTGCGGCGGGATACGCGTGGTCACCGTGTTGTCCACGTACACGTCGACTGTCATCACGGCCCCAAGAACTCGGTGTCGCGGACCTCGGCCCAGGCGATGCAGTCCTGGCGGAACTCGGCGGCCAGTTGCTTCAACTCGAACTGCATCGCAGGTGCGTTGTGATCATCGAATTCCAGGCACCAGCAGGCGTTCTGCCAAGGATCGGTGGGTGACGACAGCCAATGGCCATGGATGGTCGGAGTGTCAAAGGATTCCGAACCCCAGCCGTCACCGATTGGGCCGAGGCCGTTGGTGAACAGCAGGTGGGTCAGCTTGTGGAATCGGGACCATTCGGCCTGGCTGAGCTTGTCGTCGGAGTTACCAATCGACACGTAGACGATCATGGTTCCTCCACTACGGCGGCGGTGCACCGGCAGTTGATCACTTGCTCGGGCGGTCCAGTTTTGTCACCAGGGTACAAAAGTGGACTGTCCCCCACAATGAAGGGCGAAAGGAGCGCAACGATTTGCCCGTCGGCCTGTCGGTGGTCGACCCTAGTGTGGGAGTCATGAGTAGCGATCCACTTCTTGGCCAGGGACTGACCGAGCTGCGCCTGCTGCGCAACCGCGCCGCCAAACCAACCCGCGTTCAGGGCACCATTTACCTCTGTGACGGCAATAGTCTGAGCCCGATTACGCCACTGCTCGGACCCGGAGGCATCCAATATCTGGTCGATGACCTGCGCGATGGCCTTGGTGGACTGGCCCTTGTCGTGCCCCTCAATCAGCTCCCGGCGCACATCCTCGAAGACCTCATCCGGTATACGAACGAGCAGGTTGCGCACACGGTCGAGGTGGCTGCGTACCTCACTCGACGTGGAGAACCCTTCCCCGCCAACAGCGTTACGTTCAAGCCAGGTGACGAGGGTGTCGATCTCACCTCGCCAGAAGTCGTCGGCGAACCGGACCCCGTCGGGGCTTGGCTGCTCGGTTCCGTTGCGGAAGACGAACCGGTGTACCCGTTTGAGCCAGCGGCCGAAAGCGGCAAGGACTAGCGCGGCGAAGGCGGCCTCCAGCCCGGTCACAGTAGCTGCTCCAGCTCCAGCCTGCCGCGCATGATGCGAACCTCGTGGGCCCACTGGTGAGTGATCAAGTCCACGCAGTAGTCCATCAAGGCGGTACGGATGTCGTCGGCGTTGACGGGGACCTCCTGGTCCCGCAGCGCCCTGGCCAGATGTCCGAACCCGGAGGCCAGCAAGGCGCGGGCGTGCTCGGGATCTTGGACGTGCGAGGACAGGTAGATCTCGTCCCAGGGGATGGACTTGAACTGGGCGCCGCCGGGCTTAGCCTTCAGGGTCTTGCCGACCCGCTCCAGGGCCTGACGGACCTGAAGGTCAGCCACGGCCAGCAGAGCCACCTGATGCGGGGACGACAGGGCGGCAGTGACCGCCTGGGGTGTGCGGTTCTGGGTGCCGGGGGTGGCGTTGTTTGGCGCGTTGGGCAGGGTGGAGCGCCGCGGCTGCTGACCCGGGTTGAGGTCTTTGAGGGTCCGCTGCGGCGGTGGCGGCGACGGTGGGCGCCCGGCGATCCCCTGCGGCCCGCCCGGCTGACCGGGCATGATCTGGTCGGGGGCCACCGACTTCAGCTTCAGGCCAGCCTTGTCTCGCAACTCCTTGATTTGGATCATGTTGCCGTCGGACAGCAGCAGTTTCACCGCCAGGTTGCGCTGGTATTCCTCATCGCTGGGTGCGGCAGTGTCGGGCAGATCGGCCGCCTTGAGGACCTCGTCAGAACTGACGTAACCCTGCTGCGCCAGTTCCAAGGTCTCCTTCAACCGGTTCGGCCGGGTAACCAGGCTGGCGGTGTCGAACCAGTACTTGTAGCGCTCGGGGCTTTTGCCCATGAGTTTCAGGGCGGGCTTGAGGTAATTCTCGGTGAGTGCGTTGCACATCCTCGTCATGATGGGCTTGACGACAGTGTCGATAGTGGACTGTTCAATGGCGGGACCATTCCAATGGTTCGCATCGCCCATGCCGGTGATGATTTCGGGGGCGATGTCCATACCATTGGCGATCGAGGTGCGGCATTCGGCGCGTAGCGCAGCCGCCTGTTCGGACAGGACGGAACCGAAGATGATCGGTTCTTTGATCTTGTCGGCCAGGTCCCCGGGAACTTCGATCATCGTAGGAATCAGCTGACTAGCGTCACCGAACTCTTTCAGGTTGCGCCGCGCCGTATCCAACATCCGCTGCATGAACCCCTCGATGCCCGCCGCATAATCGTCCTGGGCAGGAAAGTCGAGTTCCTTGGGCAACGGCCACACGCCGCCGGAAGCCAGGCGACTACGGGCCTGGGCCAAGATGTATTGGCTGAGAATTTCCAGCTCGACCAGGGTGGTGATCAGTGACCGGGCAGGACTGTAGGCGCAGATGGATTCCTGTGCCGCCGGGTTCCAGGTGCGAAACACCAGGTCGCGGCCTTCGCGCAATTCGTATCGACGGTCACCGAAGTTATAGGCGAACTGGCGGATCGGCTGGCCGCCAGGGTAGGCGAAGAAGTCCTCCATGCGGATCAGCTCGTTGTACTGCACGACGAACCACTTGTCGGAATCTTCAACTTCCAGCGCCACCGTCCAGTATTCGCCAGACACCATGGTCGCTGTCCCGGCCAGATTTTGCAGCTCCGGCTGTTTCTCCGGGCCACCCATGACCGTATAGGCGAGTTTGCCTACCGGATTACCAGGCTTGACCTCTTTGGACACTTGACCCCGGTCGTCGACTTCGGCGACATAGATGCGACACCGCGAGCAGCACGAGCCGATGTAGTTGGCAGCCTTGGCAAATTCGGGCACACAGTTGTATAGCCGCCACAGTTCGGCCTGCCACGCGGTGTCTAGTGAGGGGTATTGCGACCAGACGGGCATCGACAAGTCGACAGCCGCCGCCGATGCGATCAGGCTGCGACTTTTGTTCTTGCTGTTGCCCCAGGCCATACGGTCCTCAGATCTTGCCGTGGTTGTGGTTCAGCCGTCCTCCGGCGTGCGCCACCGACCAGGCAGCCAGTCCATAAACCCACCAAAAGCTGGTGCCCATGATCGGAAACCAGGCGACCGCGGTGACTGGCCACGCCGTCCACCAGCCGCAACACCATGGACATTTGATCCACTGCGACAGCAGGCTGGTGTATCCGATCCGTTTACGCAGCCGTTCTCGCTGGCGGTCCCAGACGTCGTCTTCGGCGATGAGCCGGGCAATCCGGGCATTGGCTCCATGTGCCAGCGCGAGGCTTAGCACAAGTACGGCAATAGTGGCAAGATCCGGCACAAGCCCATGATATGGGGAAACCGGACATCAAAGCTACAGGGTGTACGGTGGGGCAACTCGGTGATAGCCGCCCGGGTGCAAGCTGCTGGCCAGACATCGAGGCAAGAACCCGTCGGCACCGCGCTGGATGGCTGGGCGCGGGTCTGTCTAGGTGTGACGGGTCGCCAGCAGCTCACCACCGGGTGAAGTCGTAACCGACACCCAGGCCCTGATCGTGGCGGTTGTCGTGGCTGTAGACGTACGGATCGACGACCTTGGCCCGTTTACGTTCGTTTAGCATGTGCCACCGGCAGCCGTGGACCATGCCGTCGAGACGGTCCGGGGATTCCCTGTGCGAGTCCCAGCTGATGAACCCAGTCAACTGGTCTTCGAGGCGCTGGAATCGGCCGACGAGATGGAACCGGTGCTGCTGGGAACGCATGGCGACAGGTTCGGCTCGGGTCTTCTTGCCGAGTTTCGCGTCGACTGGTTCCAGCGGTGGACTGGTGTCCATCGGCGCTTCGCCGAGTTTTTGCAGCTCGATCCATGCGTCGCAGAACACTTGGTGCACCCACGATTTGCCAACGTTCGCCTCGTAGATGACCTTGTGGGCGCCCCACTTCAACATGACGCGCCAGGCGTGCAGGGCGGCTGGGCGCCCGGCGGCCTGAATGGACTCGTCGGCGAGGACCCACAGATGGTCGTCCACCGTCCGGGCGACCACTACGACACCCATCTCGTCATGGTTGTCGCCGGATCGTCGCCTGTACGCCGAATCGACCACATTGCCCTGATCGTCTACCTGAGCGGGGTCCACCCCGACAACGATGGAGATGACCCGCAGATCCGGCGGGATCTGCTCAACCCGAGCCGATTCCAGGTCAGCGGCGGAGAACAGGGCACCGTCTTCGAGTTCCAAGACTTCGCCGTACAGCTCCTGGCGGCCGATCGCGGTGCCTTCGTAACGCTTCTTCAGCTCCCGGGCGGTGTAGGCGGACAGGGACCGGTTTTCGAAGGTGGCTCCGCGGGCGATGCGGATGGCGTCGGCGATCTCCAGGTTGTCCGACTGGGACTCGGCGAGGAACCGGCGCAGCAGGGGACTATTGGCCTTGGGGGTAGTGGTGACAAAGATCCGGGGATGGTCCCCCTCGACGTCCACGCGCAACGCCGGAACGATGCCCTCGTCGTAGGAGGCCATGGCGACCGGCCACTTGATGAGTTCGTCCAGCCACGCCGAGGCAAGGTTGTGACCTCGACCAACGTCGGCGTCGTCGGCGCCTTCACAGTGCAGCTTGACCCCGTTGGCGAACATGATCATAGGTCGGGGGCTCTGGCGGTACTTGTAGTCGATGTCGCGCAGCAGGCCGCGGCGGGTCAAGGCGTTCAGAACCCCAGAGTCCCCTTCGACGCAGATGTTCTTGGCGTCGGCGAGAGTCTCCGCGACGATCAGATGCTCGGTGGGGATACCCCCCTTAGACAGTGGATGCAGGATCGCCCGTTCGACGATCCACTCGGCGCCCGCCCGGGTCTTGCCCCAGCCGCGGCCGGCCAGGGCCAGGAAGACGAACCAGTTACCGGGCGGCGGCACCTGCGTCGGCCGTGATTCCCACCACCAGGCCCCCCGGACGATTTCCTCCAGGACGTCGGCGTCCAGTGAGTGCAGCCAGGTTTCCCGGTCGGCCTTCGGTAGGCAGGCGAACCGTTCCTTGAGGCTCATCTTGGTGGTGTCCATATGTCCGAAATAGTACGGGCCTGGTATTTATGGGCGCAATGATTCGCAGTTGCAGGCACCCAGGCCCCTGTGTACATTGGGACTCGCGCAAGATGCGGCGAGGTGGCCAGACGATCCAGTGAGCTGGATTCGCGGGGTGGACAGCTGGTGCCGGGTTGTAGAAGCGCGGGGCCTGGTGGAGTTCTCTCCTGTTCGCCACCGGGCCAACGGATACAAGGCCCGGGGTGGGCCACCTGCTTTGGGAGCAGGACATGCGGGGTTCGACACCCTGGTATCCGACGCAACGCGGTGAGGTGCAGCGGTCGCACAGAGGGCTCATAATCCTCCGTTAGCCGGTTCGACTCCGGTCACCGCCACGTATTGACAATTTCATAGCGGTGGTCGGTGCATGGAGGTTCGGTTACTTCAAGCTCTATTGGCAGAGCGTTTCTCTTGTAAAGAAATGGTTCTGGGTTCAAGTCCCAGGAAGATCCGGGAAACCGGAAACCCCGCGCCTTGCTCTTCCTCGGCCACCACTCATGCCCCTGTTGAGTCTTCCTGGCACCAGTTTCTAGAGCTGGACCTCATGGCAGTCCTCGGCTGAAACCTTCTAGGAGGTGCGCGTCGAATCGCGTGAGGGGCTCGAATACAACTACATACGTTCCAGGTGCATTTGGTTTCGGGTACTTCGCGAGTTCGATTCTCGCACCCTCCACCACTTGGGGGGTGGCCCATGGCGGGCAATCTAAATCCCGCGACCGCCTCTTCCTCTGGAACGCAAGCTTTCAATCGTCTTCCGGGACTGATTGACTTTTGAAAACTGAATACGTGCGCCCCAGGTGCATAGACTCCGGTTACTTCACTATCACGCTGAGAAAACACCGTGGTCGATTCTTCCTCTGGGGCTCAAGGCACCGTTGCCCGGTGCATTCGACTCCGGTTACTTCAATCCTTTTTGGTAGGGGATGTACCTGGTTCGACTCCAGGCTTGGCCACTCCTGGCCAAGTAGCTCATCGGATAGAGCGCCTAGAAATACACCGTGGTCACCTCTTCCTCGGGCAACACACACTTGGGCCCCGTCTTTGGACGGGGCCTTTCTGTTTCACAAAGGAGAGGAGATAGACCGAATGCGGGTAACCAGCAAAAGCATGGCTGAACTGATAGACGCTCTTGACCCCAATGGGACCCGGGTGGGAAACGTCAGCTTCAGCTACCGAGTGGCCATGGGCAACAGGGTCCTGGAGACGGAGTTCAACTACGGCCGAGCCCTTGGCTTGACCATTACTACCTGGTCCAGCGGCTGGTTGATTCGTGACGTTGCCGTCCGAATCGAAGGAGTCGAGCGGGACATCTGCAAGGTCCTTTTGCGGATCGATTACTTGTTCGTCGAGTAAAAGGAGAATAAGAAAATGGACATCAGCAAATCGGTTAGGAAGGCGGTTGAGCTAGGCACTCTCCGATCCCAGATATCTGCTGTGGAAGAGATGCTCAAGGTGGCTGATGATCAACTGTCCGGCGACCTGACGACCCAGATGGTCCGCAACGTCATGGCCACGGCCAAGGAGGAATACCTTGCCAAGGTCCAGCAGTGGGCCGACCAGAACCGAAAGGAGAAGTGAATGGCAGGCAAGTTCAATAAGCAGAGCAACCTACAGCGCACGAAGCCTTCAACGCCGGTCCGCACGACCTCGGTCGCACCGGACACCGTCACCAATGAGGGTGCGGTCGGCTGGTCGCGGGACCCGAAGTCGGAGCTGTTCCTGCTGGGCGTGGCCAACTTCGTCTCCGAGGACACCTTCTACGAGGACAAACTGCTGCGTGACAAGCGCTACGACATGCTCGTGACGCAGATCGCGGCCAACGATCCGGCGTGGCTGGAGGGCTTCTTCCCGTGGCTGCGGTTCGAGGCGAACATGCGCTCGGCCCCGGTCATCGGTGCAGCCATCGCGGCCAAGTCCATGCTCGGCACCAAGGCTCCCGGTGGCCGTCGGATCGTCGCTGGGTCACTGGGTCGCGCGGACGAGCCAGGCGAGTTCCTGGCGTACTGGATCTCGCGGTGGGGTGACAAGCTGCCCAAGCCGGTCAAGCGTGGCCTGGCCGACGCGATCGTACGGCTCTACACCCAGCGGAACCTGCTCAAGTACGACATCTCGGGTAAGGGTCTGCGGTTCGCCAACGTGATCAACCTGGTGCACCCGTCCCCGGCTACGCCGGAGCAGCGTGAGCTGTTCAAGTTCGCGCTGGAGCGGGCGTACAAGGACAACGTGGAGATGCCGGAGTCGCTGAAGGTCGCCAAGGCGGAGAACGCGTTCCGCAAGGAGATCGCGCAGGCGACGTTCGACTGGGATCACTTCTTCGTCCGGACCGACCGGTCCAACGTCCTGAAGGCTGCGGGTCTGACGTGGCAGGACTTCCTGCCGCGCGTGCCGGAGCGTTATAAGACGGCGGCGTGGGAGACCCTGATCCCGACGATGGGCTTCCAGGCGCTGCTGACGAACCTGCGTAACTTCGACGAGGCGGGGATCTCGCCTGCGGCCCGCAAGCTGGTCACCGACCGGCTCTCGGACCCAGACAAGGTCGCCAAGTCGAAGATGTTCCCGTTCCGGTTCCTGGTGGCGCACCGTAACGTGCGTTCCCTGAACTGGGGTCCGGCGCTGGAGACGGCTCTGGACGCTTCGCTGGCGAACGTGCCAGAGCTGCCGGGTCGCACGCTGATTCTGGTGGACCGGTCCGGCTCCATGAACTCGACGATCACGTCCACGCCGAACAAAAAGTCTTGGCGTGACGCGGTGGCCGGTGTCCGGCTGTCGGAGCTGGCGTCGATCTTCGGTTCGGCTCTGGCGCTGCGTAACATCGGCTCGTCCACCCTGGTCGAGTTCGGTGGCACGTCGCGGGAGATCCACTTGCGCAAGGGCGATTCGCTGCTGCGTACGGCGAACCAGAAGTTCACCGGCGACATGGGTGGCACGTATCTGGCGATGGCGGCCCGGAGGCACTTCAAGGGCCACGACCGGGTCATCGTGATCACCGATGAGCAGTACCACGACGGTGCGGCGGGTTCGGTGGTCCCGGCCAACGTCCCGGTCTACACGTTCAACCTGGCGGGCTACTCGGCCGCTGGCGGCATCTCGGGTCAGTCCAACCGGCACACCTTCGGTGGCCTGACGGACAAGGCTTTCAAGCTGATCCCGATGCTGGAGGCGGCACAGTCGCAGCGGTGGCCGTGGGAGACCGAGGAGTAGCCGATTTGCGCGGGTATTCCTTGCTTATACGTCACTGGGCGATAGGGGGCCGGGTGACATATCACGTGGAGTTGTGGCAGCAGCCGCTGTGGCGCCGAGCCGTGGCTACCGCGTATCACTGGTACGACATGCGGGTCTTCAAGGTGCCGGGGTTCAAGATTGTCGAGGGTCTGCTGCTGTGGTGGCAGACGCGTGGTGGTGATCTGGAGATTCCCCTATGCGCCAAGCAAGATCTGCGCTGCTATCGGTTGACCCGCAAGGGTCGCCGGGATCTGGCCACCGTCGAGGTGGATCAGGAGACCTATCGCCGGCTGGCGAAGGGTTTGGAGCTGCCTTCTGGTTAAGTGTTTGGCGGTGACGGGTCCCAGCGTGTACAGTGGGACCTGTCACCAGGACCCACGACTTCTCACCAGCAGGAGGGATCAGGGGTGGTCCCGGGCAGTCGTCGCGTGGCGCGACCCTGCGGACAGCCACGAAGCGAGGAGGAGCCCTGTAGGGGGTACCTGCTCTGCCAGTCGCCCGGCACTGGTCTCGCAAAAGCCGGGCACCTTCGGACATAGCTCAACTGGAAGAGCACCCGTCTCCAAAGCGGGTGGTTGGGGGTTCGAGTCCCTCTGTCCGGGCGAGGAAGCCAGGGACGCCTGGTGGAATCAGGTGGATGAAGGCACCCGATATGTCGTGCTGCGACAGTCGACCAAACAGCGGTGAGGGCAGTGGGGCTAAGACTGTCGACGAGATTCCCGGCCCCCGCCGGAGTCCACTTCAGGGTCCATAGCTCAGACGGAAGAGCGCCCGGTTGAAACCCGGGAGGTCCCAGGTTCGAATCCTGGTGTTCCCACGTAAGGCCAGAGACAGGTACAACCAGGGGGCGTTAACGCCGACGCTAGACGGCGAAGGACGGCCTTGAGATACGGTCTTGTCGTAAGTAGCCGTACCTGCGCCCCCTGCACCAAACTGAATCTTGGAGAGTGAACCGGGCGGGGCCCGGGGCCGTCTCGAAAACGGTTAGATCCGTAAGGGTTGGGGTTCGAGACCTCCGCTCTCCGCGCCAGGACCTGTGGCCAAACGGCAAAGGCGCCCGATCCAAACTCGGGATTTTGGGGGTTCGACTCCCTCCAGGTCTACTTGGCTCGATAGCTCAACGGCAGAGCACCACCTTGTCAAGGTGGGAGGTGGGGGTTCAAATCCCCTTCGAGTCGCGGCGGAGTTAAAGCAGTCGCCACAGGAGTATCCACCTGTGGAAAGAGGCCAAGGGTCTCGCTATAGGGGGGCCTCTCCCTGAGCCCTGCTCCACCACATTCACCCATAGTGCAACGGCAGCACGGCACGCTCTGGACGTGCAGATCGTGGTTCGAATCCATGTGGGTGAGCGCAGCAGATGGCCCCCGTTGGCCCGAGGGGGAGGAAGGCACGCTGTATCGGGCCCTAAAGCAAAGGAGAAGACATGGCGGCGAAGCATCGCAAGCCCGGTGACTGGCGGGCCGTTGCCTCCGCCCGCGCCCACGTTCTTCGGATCCTGGTGCGGGGGCACGGACTGACAAACACCCCGGGGATGAACGAAACCGGCAGCGCCGCCTACCGGCGGCTGGCGGAAAAGCTGAAGAAGAACTAGCGCGGGCCTTTCGGGGCACCCCAGCGGCGGGACGAGGCCGGATCATGCCCGGTAAGTGGAAGCCGCCTTTGCTCCATGGCGCAGTTGGCAGCGCAGCTCACTGTTAATGAGATGGTCGCAAGTTCGAATCTTGCTGGAGCAGCGAGATGGAGAGAGTAAGCAAACGTCGTGAGGCGTGCCCGGACCCTAGGGATTGCGAGTCGCTTATGCCTGCCCAGGGGCAGCCCAGCGCTAAGACTCAACCGGACCTGGGCGACTCTCTTCATCTTGGAGCACCTATAGCTCAACTGGAAGAGCAGCTGTCTTACAAGCAGCGGGTTCGAGGTTCGAGTCCTCGTGGGTGTACGGCAACGAGGTGGGTCGGGGAGCCTGAAAGCGTCCGGCCGGTCGCCCGTGGAGCGAATCCAAGCCCACCTCGTAGCTGAATGGGTCGGTAGCTCAGAGGTAGAGCAGGGGACTCTTAATCCCTGTGCCGGGGGTTCGATACCCTCTCGACCCACGGTTCGACACGTTCTTGAAAGGGTGGGTTTCTGCCTAGAGAGTGTCGTTCAAGGGAGGGGATGGGCGACCCCGGTTAAAGCCAGGGGCAACGTCCAAGTGAACCTCCCGGGCCTGTCCTCGTGGCGGAATTGGCATACGCGCTGGATTCAGAATCCAGTTTCTGGGAGTTCGACTCTCCCCGAGGATACGAACGTGGATGTGGTGTCAACGGCAACACACCTGTCTTCCAAACAGGGGTTCAGGGTTCGAGTCCCTGCATCCGCACGGAAGGGGCGTAGCTCAGTCTGGCTAGAGCAACGGACCCCCACCTGATACGGGGTAGTTGACCGTGGCCGCCTCTGTTGGACCGAGCGCCGCACGCGGGACGTACGCCGAAAGGCTCCAGGGTGGGGCATCCGCGTGTCGCAGGTTCGAATCCTGCCGCCCCTTTCTCCAGCGTCATGGCGCAGTGGATAGCGCTCCAGCTTCCGAAGCTGGCGGTCGCGGGTTCGAATCCCGCTGACGCTACTAGGGGGAAGGACCTGGTGGTCCGGCCGGTCTGTAAAACCGGTGCTCGCGCATGGTGGGTTCGATCCCCACTCCCCTAACGGAGAGGTGCCAGAGCGGCAATGGGACGGGTTGCTAACCCGTAGCCCGGGTGATACCGGCGCAGGTTCGATCCCTGCTCTCTCCGCAAGGCCCTATAGCTCAGCGGATAGAGCAGTGGTTTACGGAACCACGTGCCGCAGGTTCGAATCCTGCTAGGGTCACGGCGTCATAGATCAACTGGTAGATCACCTGGTTCTCAGCCAGGAGGGTCGGGGTTCGAGCCCCCGTGACGCTACGCCTCCGTAGCTCAGTCTGGTCAGAGCGGCTGCCTTGTAAGCAGTTGGTCCGGGGTTCGAATCCTCGTGGAGGCCCGAAGGCCCCGTAGCCGAGTGGTTGAGGCACCAGCCTGCAAAGCTGGCTACGTCGGTTCAAATCCGGCCGGGGCCTCTGGGGCCTACACGGTGCCAAGCCCGGATTTGACCGGGTATGGAGGGTTCGATTCCCTCTAGGTCCACGATCCAGTATCCCAATCGGCCGGGGGCGGGACTTTTAATCCCAGGCATGTGGGTTCGAGTCCCACCTGGATCACGGAGCCGTGGAGTAATGGCAGCTCACCTGCCCTTCAAGCAGGACGGTGCGGGTTCAAATCCCGTCGGCTCTACCAGGCGTTAGGTACCGCGGCCCCAGTGGGGTATGGTGGACACGAACAAGGGAGGCAAGTAACACCAGAGAAAACTTGATCCCGGGAGAAGATCATGGTGAGAGACGCCGACCGCAACCGACAACGGTGGCGGCAACGACGAAACGAATGGGACGCCGCGCACCCCATCTGCGCAGACTGCTCAAACACCACCAACCTCAAAGTGGTATGGCGGGGCGAAGGACCCAAACCGTTCCGATCAATGCTGGAAGCGTTCCGCTGCAACCAAGAATACCGAGACCGGATCCTCGCGCAGTGTGTCAACCTGTGTTACACCTGCTGGCTGGCAACCCGGACCCGCAATCCACACGGCGGCGGCGCAGCCGGAATCGCCCACTGCAAATGCGCCCCGTGCGTAGACAAGCGCCGAGAGTACAACCGCATCAGCGGGCGCGCACGGCACAAGCGGCTGCAAGAACGCCGCGAACGGCTCATCGAGAAAGGCGTCGAACCGGGCCCCTACCGCAAGGCCAAGAAGGACCGCAACTCAAACGCCTGGAGCAAGACAGAGCCGGGACGCGAGTGGCGCCACTCACGGCGACACGACGCGAAACAAGCCTGGCTGGCCGGACGTACCTGCGTCGAGTGCGGTACGGCGGACAAGATCCGCTGTACCTGGATCGACCCGCCGGGACCGTTGCCGTCGACTGCACGAATTTGGGCGTGTGGGAAGAAAATGCAGGCGAAATACCTCGAAAAATGTCACACCCTGTGTGTTTGCTGTCTACGCACGAGGAGCTGGACCACGAGGAGAGAAGGCCAATGAGCGGCGAGAACTACATCAACCACATCGCGCTGGTACTGGATGCATCCGGGTCCATGAGCGGGCACCGGCGGTCGGTGATCACCGTCGCCGACAACCTGATGGCGCACCTGGCAAGGCGGTCACAGGAAATGGACCAGGAGACCAGGGTCACCGTCTACGTGTTCAGCGACACGGTGAAATGTGCCATCTACGACAAGGACGTGCTGCGTCTGCCGTCGATTGCCACCCTGTACACCGGCGGCGGGATGACGGCGCTGATCGACGCCACCGTGCAGTCGATATTGGACCTGGAGCAGACGGCGCAGCTGTACGGCGACCATTCGTTCCTGACGTACGTGCTGACCGACGGGCAGGAGAACCGCAGCCACAAGTTCAATGCCACCTTGCTGCGGGATCGGCTGGACAGGGCGCCGGAGAACTGGACGTTTGGCGCGTTCGTCCCGGATGCGCAGGGCGTGTTCGAGGCGAAGCGGTTTGGGTTCCCGGCGGGCAACATCGCCGTGTGGGACACCACGTCGCAGCAGGGTGTAGAAGACGTCGGCAAGCTGATCACCGACACCGTCAACAGCTACATGACCGCCCGTGCCTCCGGTATCCGGGGTACCCGCAGCTTGTTCTCCACGGGTGCCGACGCGGTCAACGCGAAGACGGTGGCGAAGCTGGCGCCGATGAAGGCGGGCTCGTACTTCTTGGTGCCGGTCCCGAAGGATGCGGTCATCAAGGAGTTCGTGGAGGCGACCGGTAACCAGTACAGGATCGGCCAGGCGTACTACCAGCTGATGAAGATCGAAACGATCCAGGGCAACAAGGCGCTGGCGGTGGTCGAGAAGGCCACGGCGAAGGTGTTCACTGGCACCGGTGTCCGCGGCATGATCGGCCTGTCGGATCTGACGGTGCGGGTGAAGCCGAACCACAACCCGGAGTACGACATCTTCGTTCAGTCGACCAGCGTCAACCGCAAGTTGATCGCGGGCACGAAGGTGTTGATCCTGCCATGAGCAGCACATCTAGCCCGACCCAGTATCTACTGGAGCAAGTCATCGAGAGGGCCACGCTGGAGTACAAGGCCAGCGCCGAGTCTGGCTTCGGGGGACCGCCTCACTGTACGGCAACCGAGAACACTCAGGAATTCATTCAAACCATTCCGGCCGTGGGTGTGGATCTTCTGCTGCACCTCGCGGTGCTGGAGATCGCGGCATGGCGTTTGGCGTACCCGGATGAGATGTCAAGCCACTAACGTCCCAGTGGTACTATTGGGACCATGAAATCAATCGTCCTAGAAGTCGTGGCGGTGGCGCCCGACGACTACGACTCCCAGGATCTCGTGGACATGATCAGCGAGATCCTGGCGATGGTCGAGATGAACGACAGCGTCAAGGTGATCAAGGAGGGGGCGATCGATGGCCGGTGACCTGTGGGTCCTGAAGGGGTCCGGCCAGGTGCTGGAGAACGTGCACCAGCCGGGACAATGCGCCGGCTACTGGTGCACGATCCACCGGCCGATGCCAGGCCCTTGGCGGGACTGGCCGATGAGGTTCATCGCGAACGTCGTCATGGTGCGCACATGCCCTCATGGCATTGCCCATCCGGCGGTCGAGGATGTGATCAATCTTCTGGCCTATTCCGATCACGACTGCGACGGATGTGACTGTGGAGCCGATGTCTGGGTGAGAGGACAGGGTGGGTTGTTTGGAGAAGGCGGCACAGGGCTCGAACCCGCCGGATGGGATGTTGATCCAGATCTGGATGCCCGACCGGGACCTGGGGATGAAACTGGTCCATTGGCTTGAGCGCAACATCGGGTTCTACGACGTACCGGAGCTGGCGGAGTGGTATCACCCCCACGGCTACATCATGGACATCTCGCCGGCTCCCGTCAGAGAACAGGACGAATCGTTCCACTGGCGCCAACCGGGAAGGCCCACGTGATGACTGAGCAGCAACGCAACACCCCGGTCGTGATCATCTCGGTAGACGAGGATCTGGACGGACTACGGGCTGAGGCGGAGCGGCTTACCTCGAAGGTTCAGTGGATCACTGTTTCGCCGGACAGGTTCGCCGAGCTGATGACCATGCTGCGCCAGAGGAAAGGACATGGCAATGAGCCATAGGTAAGCCGGGAGATACCCGGCAACTATGGGGAGTTGCCATGTCACATACGGACAAAACGCGCCCCGAGTGGGTGCAGTTCCGTGATCCGCTGAACCGGCAGTTCATGAAGGAAGTCCACGATCATCGCGATGGCGCCTGCGACTTAGACGATTGGCTCCAGTCCAGGTGCGAATGGGTCCCATACTCCGAGTGGTATCACTGCTACCTCAACCATCCGTACTACCGGGCCTGGCACCGCGAGTTCCGCGAGCGCCAGCGCCGAGGCCACCGGCTCAATCAGTGGCGAATGGCTCGTGCCGCCTGGCGGCGCCAACGTTCCCAGCTGATTTCTGGCGAACTTGACCCCGACGGGCTGCTGATTCCCCAGCACAAGCAGTACAACTCCTGGAAACAGGAGAGCTGGTACGACTAAAGGAGAAGACAATGGCCGCTCTAGTGGAGGCCGGGTTCGGGCGTCAGGTGGCCATGCTGGTGGCGGGGGTCATCAACAGCCACCTCATGACCTGTAACGGAGATCCCTGCGACGGGTGCTGCCCGCTGTGCTGCGCCCCCTGTTCAGCGCTGTTGTGGTTTCGGACCAACACCCAGGCCCGATTGCAACTGGCGTACTGGTTCCAAGAGTGGGACACCGGCTGGGATTGGTGCCTACCAGACGGGCAGATTGCCTGGACGATGATCGACAAGCACTGGCAACACCAGTGCCCTGCATGTGGGGATGTGTGACCGATGACCTCGAATGATCGGCTGGTGAAGCTGACGGTCCTGCTGACCCCAAAGGCGTACGACGCACTGGTTCTAGGTGCGCAGGCAGCCGGGTGCTCGAAGACCGACTTCGTGAACGCGTCGCTGCTCAAGACCGAGGAGCTGATGCGGGGGCTGTCGTTCCGGCTGCCCTGGTGGCTGCGCTGGCTGCCGATCAACCCGTACTTGAAGCTGGAGCCCGTGACTCGCGACGACGAATAGTTGCGGGCTCCAGCTGCCATCGCGCCTAGCGCCCGTGTAGTACACTGGGGACAGTGGGGCAAAGGGACGCCCCAAGAATGGAGAGTCCAGTGGTGAAGGTCTACATCTTCGCCGGATTCATGACGGTCCTGGCGATTACCGGACTGGCCTGGTTGATCATCGCCAGGTTCGGGCTGGCAATCTTCCGGACCAAGAAGAAGGAGAAGAATGACCAAGCGACTCCGGTTACCGATCCTCGCCGCAATCGCGGCGGCGATGGTCCTGGCTTCTGGGTGTAGCACTATCGCGGAACCCGACAAGGTGGGCTTGTACTACATGGAGGGTCCCAGCGACGGCTACGCGTTCAAGAAGTGCATCGAGCCCGGCAAGACCGGACCAGCGGAGTGGAACAACTCGGTCGTGTACCTGCCGACGAACCTGCGGACGTGGAACATCGCGCCCGACGGCGGGGACACGGAGGCGGCTGTGGTGGTGTCCACCCAGCCGGAGACGAACCAGCCTTCCGGTGTCCAGGTGAAGGTCTGGTCGACGACCAGCTTCTACTTGAACACCTTCTGTGATGGGGATGGCGGCATCGTCAAGTCGTTCTGGGAGAACATCGGCCGGCGATATGCTGCCGATGGGGATGCGGGCTGGCGCAACATGCTGGTCCAGGTCCTCGTCCCGGCGTTGGAGAAGGCCACCCAGGACGTGGTTCGCGGGTACACGGCCGATGCGCTCGTCGGCAATGTCGGCGGCGTACGTGCCGAGGCCCAGACCAAGATCAGCAGCCAGTTCACCGCGGAACTGAAGCGGCTGTCCGGCGGGGACTACTTCTGTGGGCCCGGGTTCAACCGGGCGCAGAAGGAATGCCCCCAGATCGAGATGATCATCCGCGACGTGGACTACGCCGACCCGGGAATCCAGGACGCGCGTAACGCCAAGCAGAAGGCCATCGAGCTGGCTGCGGCGAAGGTTGCCGAGGCGGAAGGTAACGCCAGGGCCGCCCTGGCGCAGGCGTCGGGCGAACTGGCCGCCGCGCAGAAGCGTGGCGCTTTGTACGAGAACAAGGCGTGGGTTCAATTGCAGCTGGCGGAGAAGCAGTTGGCAGCAGTCGAGGCATGCGCCAAGAGCCAGTCGTGCATCATCAACATGGGCAGTGGCAGCAACCTGCTGCTGACCCCGCAGAAGTAGACCCCTGCCGGGGTCGTGGGACGTTCAGCCCGGCAGGAATCGAAGGCCCCTGGTTACCGCATGCGCCGGGGGCCTTCACTTATGCCACGGGGTACAGTGGGACCATGAACGGGTCGCAGAAGTGGCCGACGGCAGAGGAGCTACGTCCCCGAGGCGTGTGGGAAAGGCTTCAGGGGTGGTGGGGCCCAGCTGACTACGACCCAGCCCCCCGCGCTGAGCCAGTTTCCTGGGGTCCCCTCCGCGAAGTGGTCTACGAGACAATCAATAGATCCGAAGGGGTGAGGGACGCATGGCCGAAGGTGACTGGCACAAGATCGGTGATCTAGAACCTTTCATGGAGACACTGCACGGGCCCAACGTGACACGGTCCTGTATCGACTGTGGACGTAGATGCTACAGCGTGCCAAGTTGCCCCGACCCCCGCTGCACGACCTGCGCCACAACGTTCCGCGGGGCGCTGCCGGGACCGGAGCGACTAGCTTTGCGAACAAAGTTCCCCCGGGCCCGCGGCTAGTCCAAGCTTTCGTCGTTGGGAACGTCAATTCCCTTGGCGCGTAGGGCGTCCACTAGGACCCTGGTGTATTTGGCGGCGGCCAGACGCTGCGAGTTGACCATTGTGTGTGTCTCGTCAGCGGTCGCCTGGACCTGCCGGATCGCTTTGATGATCGCTATAGCGGCGGCAGTCACCGCGGTGATCAGCGTCCCCGCGGCACCCAGAACCAGGGCAATGTCTTGACCGCTCATCATGTGATCCGCACCGTCCCAGGCGCTTCGAGCACGGGGACCTCCGGCGCGTCGGTGATCCTGATCCACATTATGTAGGTACCGACCGCCAGAACAAAACCACCGGCCGGGCCGATGAGAAGCCGGGCGTAGTAGGCGGTACCTGCGGTTTCCCATGACGCGGCATGCCAATCGGGGCCCGCGGGGTCTACGCCCGGCGCCTTGAATGCTACCTCGACCACATCAGCGGTCGGGTTGTAGATGGCCCCGTTCACCGTCGCCAAGATCCTCGATCTGACGAATACGGTGGATAGGTCCGAGATGACGGCACTCATCGACAGTCCTCCTCTGGTGTCACGGCGGACCAGTTTGTATCAGGATCGGATGCAAACCAGCCGGTGGTGACACCGTCGGCCCGCCATCCGGTGGTCGGGGTCTGGGCACACCACACGACATCCGCGGGGGTCGGTGGCTGTGGGGGCAGGAACTGCACCTCGACGCCCGCCATGACCCACGTCTGCCCGCCCGGCGACGACATACCGATGGTGTAGGCGCCAGACGCTCCCACGGTGGCGTAGTAGGAGTAATGCACCGAGTTGGCGCCGATGTGAAAGTCACCGAGGCCACTTTCGGTGGCACCCAGCAGCGGTGCCCGGGTGGCCGGGTCGATGGATGACACGTCGACCGAGCACCAGCTCAGTACCGAGCCCGGACCGACAGTGTTGATCACTGCCGACGGCAGCCCGGCTCCGTTTTTGACCGCGTTGATCGCCGGGACTGCGGCCAGGAACGCCCCGCTGGAAGCAAGGTAGTGCTCGACGACCATGCCGTGGCGGCTGGGGGCGGCGGTGCCCGCGGAGGTGATGGCGTACGGCGCCGGGTTTCCGACGACGGTGCAGGTGTCGATGCGGGCGTATCCGTTGAACCCGCCGGGGGCTGCGGTGTTGGCGGTGTTGTACACCTGAGCACCGCCAGAGGTGGCCCCGGACGGGTTACCGGTGTCCCAGGTCGTCAACTTGATGATGATGACATCCCCGGCAACGGGGGTGGGCACCATCACCGGTGTGGACAAGGCGGCGATGTTAACGGCGGCAGAGTAGACCGGGTAGACGGCTACGGGGATCGGCATCCGGCCCCCCGGCGATCGGTGGCGCGCCCGAAGAACGCTCCTTTAGTTCCAGGATGTGCCAAAGGTAGCAGCTGGTTCAGGTTGGTCTCAAGTGTCCGATTTACTGGTCGAACTGACCGTCTTTGATCGCGGCGATGAACGTGGCCCACTCATCCCGACTGAACCAGATGACATCGGCGGGCATGTGGCTGTTACGTACGCCGACGTGCTCGGCTTCGCTGCGCGGGTCGAAAGCCACCTCGACACATTCGCCGGCGGAACACCCCGTCGGCTTGATCCAGTTCATGGGCCCCCCTCTGTGATGTTGGTGCCTCCGATGATCCAGCCCTGTTTGACCCAGTCGGGGATGTACGTCTTGGTGTTGCTCTTGACGAGTCGCTCGTAGCCGAGCAGGGACCGCAGGCTGTCGGCGAATCGCCTCCGTCCCAGCGGGTAGGGGCCGACGTTTTCCTTGTGGTACACCACATACGCCTGATAGACGGGATTGAATTCACACCGCTGCCCGGGTGCCTTGACCAGCTCCCCGGCGTCGATCGAATCACCGACAAACTGGGCCACCGGGTCAACGTCGCGCTTGTGGTCAGCAACCGCCTGCTTGACCTGGTTCGGTTCGACAAGGCGTCCGGCTACCCGGAAGGCGCACAGAGCCGAAACCAGCAGGTTGAAAATACCGTCAGCCTCCACGGCGGCAATCTTGCGACCGATGTTCGGCTCCGACAGCTGGCCTACCGAGCCGTCGTCGGAGAACTGGGTCACAAACGGCAGCGTCTTGACCCGCTTCCACACCGCGTCTTCGTCGCTGGCGAACTTTGGCAGGTGGTTGGTGGCAAGCCAGATGGTGCACTGCGGTTCCCACTCCTGCTGCTTCTCGTACAGGCTGCGGGTTTTCATCCGGTCCTTGCCGGTCAGACGCTTGAGCAACTCGTCGTCGAGCTGCGAGTCCTGGCTGGTTTCCGAGGTGGTAACAAAGCGTGCACCACGCAGCTCGTGCAGGCCCGGGGTGGCGGCGTCGTTGCCCGGGGGGCGTTTATGGAACGCCGAGGCCATGGCGGTGACACCGTAGTCACCGAAGATGTCTTGCATCATCTCGACGAACTGGCTCTTGCCGGTGCCCGGCAACCCGTGCAGGAGGAAGAAGGACCGCTGGTCGGCTTCGCCGGTGAGGGTGTATCCCAGCGCCCGCATCACGTAGTCGCGCTGTTCAAAGTCGGGTAGCAGTTCGGCGAGGAACTTCTCGGCCCGGGGGGCTACCGCGTCCGGGTTGTAGCTACAGCCCATCACCTTGGTCAGCATGTACTTCGGGTCGTGGGGTAGGAATTGCAGGGTGACCACGTCGTAGACGCCGTTGCGCAGGTTCAGGTAGCGCGGGTCGGCGTCGAAGTCGTTGGCCGAGCAGGTGACATGCGACCGGATGATCTTCAGGGCGTTGTCGGGGCCGGTGTTGCGCAGCTTCTTCACGTGGGCGGTGTACGCCTTGGCGTACACGCTGCCCTCCTTGGTCATGGTCTGAGCTTCGGCGTCCATCTGTTCGGTCAAAGCTTCCCAGGCCATCGACACTTGGGCCCCACCGGGATCCTCGTCCCAACGCATCCCGTCCCACACCCGCCACATCTTCTGCTCGGACACGTAGCGGATGCAGCAGCGGTTCTTGTCCAGGAATCGCACACAGGCGCCGGTCAAGGTGTAGTCGTGGACACCTTTGGGACGGGCCAAGGTCATCGTGGGAGACGCCCCCTTCACCGGACTGTCCACATTGGACGGAGTGTTGGGTAGCCCGGAGGCCCAGTCCTCGTGCCCATCGGTCACCGACGGCCGCAACCGATCCCCGTATCCTTGTGCCGCAAGGGCCTTGGTGGCCTCGGCAAAGTTGCCGTTGTGGTTGTAGTGCGCATACACGAAGAACTTGGACAGCGGCTCCTCGGTCGGCAGGCCAGTCGCCGACGACATCACATACAGGCGATCAAGGGCCCCTCGTCCGGCATGTCCAGTGGTGGCACTGTGACCGTCTTTGCGATCTTTACCCGGACGGACCCAGTAGACGGTGTTCCCACCGGTGTGGCTGTAGGTCCAGCCTGCGGGTCCAATGATATCGGCCCAGTCGGCTCGTTCGTTAAAGTCGTCTCCAGGGCGTACGCCAGTTCCAGCGGTGCGCGGCGCGGGGGCAGAGACACTTCGCTCACGAGGTTCCTCCTTCGGCATCTCATCCAGGATCTCGCGCATCGCCCGATGGATCAGGTTGCGGGCGTCCCAGGTGATGGTGGGGATCTGGCCGAGCTGTCCCGACAAGACCTCCCAGGACCGACCGGTCGAGTGAACGGTGCCACCGGTCGGGGCGACAATGACATAGCCGCCCTCGCCTCGGGTTTCGGCGAGGACTTTCACCTTGTCGTCGGGCTTGGCGACTAGCTCTTCGGCGGTTGCAGAGCGGCGAGCGATCTTGGTGTTGCCGGGGACCTCGTGGTCGCCGATGCGATACAGCAGATGGATGCCACCCGACGGGGTGATCTCGGTGTAGCCGAACTCGTCGGACAGCAGCACTGCGAACGCATCGCCGACACCGAGGTCATCGCAGCGTTCCCCAATCGCCTGGATGGATTCGGCGGTGAAGGCGCGGCCTTCCAGCTCGGTCATCTCCAGATTGCCGGAGACTTTGCCGCAGACGATGCCGATGCCATAGTTCGGGTTATCGGCCCACCAGCTCTGGACTGCGGAGACGAAGGGGCGCTCCTGCTGCCACACCTTCCACTCAACGGCCGGACGCTTAGTCCCATCGGCCCGAATGGGGACAACAGAGCAACCATTTTCCGCCCAAATCCGGGCAGCCTGGGCAATTGACCCTTGGTCCCATTGGCCAGTGGATGGTAGTGTCACGTCGTTCCTCTCTGGTTGCGAGAGAGTCGAGCCACCGGGCCCGGATGTCCCCACATCGCGGGCCCGCTTCGCGCGCTCTGAGGCCAAAGGGTGTTCGTAGGCTACGCCGTGGATCGTCGGTTGCGCCAGGGGTTCGCCCAAGGTTACTGTTGGGTCAGTTGGCATGGACTCGGTAGGCCTGGGCCCATGGTCTTCTCCTTTCTAGGAAGCCCGGCCGGGTCCCCCGTTCTTCGGCCGGGCTTCTGAATGTCTTAGAGCCCCTTTGCCGCCAGCAGCACCTTGATCTCACGCAACTCCACCAGGATCATTCCCAGCAGGGACAGCTGGCCCAGCGCCGCCGCCGTGTCGTCCGGCATCCCGGGCGTCTCGATGAGGTTCTGAAGCTTCTTCAGCTGCTCGATCATCTCATCCCGGCCGGCCATCAGAACGGCGGCTCATCGTTCTGGTAACCGCCCTGAGCATTGCGGCTACGGCTGAGGAAGGTACCGTCGCCCCGGTCGTCACGGCCACGGCCGGAGTACGGATCGCGGGCGTACGGGTCACGTCGCGGCGGGGGTTCGTCACGCTGCCGCCGGGTGTCGGTGTATCCGTCGTGCCGGTCGTAGCGCCGGTCATCATGCTGTCCGTAGTCGCGGGGACCACGGTCGTCGTAGCGGGGCCCGGGATCACGCTGAGACCGGTAACCGTCGTCACGCTGCCACTCCGGGCGAGCCTTGCGGGGGTCATACTCCTCCCGCTCCCGGAATGTCGCGGTCCATGGCGGCGGGGCCGAGATCGCCTTGAACTCCGGGTGGTCGTTGAGCCACTTGCGCCCCAGGTCCACGGCGTTGGTGTCGTGTTTCATCTCGTACACCGAGTACGGGCTCGACTTGTCCGACGGGTCCTTTTGCTTCCAGATCAGCAGCAGGGTCTTGCCAACGGACCGCTTCAGTTCCTTGATGAGCAGTCCGGTCAGGATCATGGCCTGGGAGTACACGCGTCCTCGGGTGCCATCATCAGCATCCACGTCCAGGTCAACAATGGAAGCCCGCAGCGCATTGTTCGGCCACTCCTTACCGTTGCGAGTGACATAGCCCGTCGGGCAGAACTCTGTCACTACCGGGCTGATCTCGTCCCACAGCTTCACGATCAACAGATGGTTCTGGTGACTGCGGGGATCGAATAGCTCACCAGCCCCACCGGATTCAAAGTCGTCGAAGTCGTCAGTTGGTTGCGTCATTGCTCTTCTCCCCCTTCTGGGTAGATTTCCACCCGAGTCGTGACTCTCCAGGGACGGTTACTGTAGGCAAGCACTTCCCCGGATTCATTTACCGCCTCGACGTCGCCGCATCCTTCCTGGGTCTGCGTTCCCACCACGGCGGAGCCCTCGGTGCCCCAGCTTTCCGTTGGCTCGCCCCGGTAACCCTTAAGGGTTAGGTTAAACGTCACCGGCCTTCCCCTTCAGTTTGTGCTCTCCGATGTGCTGTGCCGCACTGGTCCACATCATTGACTCAGTGCGAAAGCTGCCCCGCGAGTCGTTGTCGCAGCTGCACTGCCAGTGGAACCAGGTACCTCCGCTGCCATCACCAACGTAGGTATCCGTTCGGTTGAAGAAGATGGTGAACCCGTCGTCGTCATGACGTCCCAGCGAGGTCATTGGTCTTCTTCTCCTTCGTGCATTGCCCGGTGCTCCTCCATGGCGGCTAACATCACTCGTTTCGAGGTGTACTCGTGAATTTGTGAGTCGCAGGTGCACATCCAGAGGAATTTGAGCGAGTGGCCCCGGCGGTAACCCCATTCCAGGTAAAAATCGTCACCCAGGTATTCACCTAACTGGTCAGTAATCACTTCTTCTCCTTTCGTACCATTTTGTACCCAGCGCAGCCTTTGTCGGTGGCCGGGTCGTCGGCACCCATGGCCTTGTTGAACAGCGGGCAGTACTGGCACCACAGGAAGTCCGGTTTCGCGGGGACCCGGTCCCAGATCTCGGGGTGGTTCTTTATGTCCGACTTCTCCAGCCGGGCGGCCAGTCGGTACACCCTGGTCAGGGCCTCAATGGCAATTTCGGGGCGGTAGTCGTCGGCCCATACGTACATGTCGTCCAGGCGTCCGGAGCGGGGGACGAAGGCGAACGCCACCTTCGTGATGTTGTGCCCGGCGGCGTTGAGCCCGTACGCGTAGGAGTGGATCTGCGGCAGGTACGAGGCTCTCGGGCCGGTGTCGGGCAACTTGCGCATCACGTCGGGACTGGCGGACTTGATGTCGATGACAATTTCGCCATGAACCAGGTCGGCTTTGCCACGGATTTCGGGGGTGACCTGAACTGGGTGTTCGATCAGCCACTCGTGGCCGTCGCGTAGTTCGGCTTCTTTGGCGTATTTGCGGATGACTGCCTCTAGGCGGGTGTGGATGCTGGAGCCGACGAACGCCGCCCACGGGTCGCCCATGTTGTACCCGGTCACCCCAGCGATCTTGTAGGCGAGCCGCCGGTCACATTCGACACCCAGATCTGATGGCCCCAGCGCCAGCTGCATCTTGCGTGGCGCGAACTCTTCATACATCCGCACCATGGTCATCAGTTCGGCTTTGATGTCGGCTGCCAACCCCCCCAGGGGCGCATCACCCGGGGCGGCAAACGGGTTCACCGACGCCGGAATGTCTTGCTCAGCTGGCATGCCGGTGACGCTACAGCTGGGGTGCGACAAGACCCCCCAGGCGGCCATCTTCTCGTCTAGGGGTCCGCGGCAAACGGCACAGGTCACCGGTTCCATGCCCACCAGACATGCCAACGGCCCCACCGGTCGCGACCCGCATGCTCGCGAAAGCCATATCCCACATGGCCTTCGATATGCAGGGCCTCTTTCTCGCAGGCAACAGTGCCCCGGGGGCCACGTTTAGCGCAGCAGCGCAGGATGCGTTCCTGCGGCCGGCGGCGTCGAACGGAGATCATGGCCTGATTATGCCGAAACGGTGAGACAAAAAGAGGCCCGCCGAGCCGTTGAATAGTCAACAACCCGGCGGGCCTTAGCGATGGTTCAGTTGTAGCAGTCGCAGGCGTGCATCGAGCAGCAGTGGGCGCAGCCGTTAGAGCAGTTGTACCCGTCGCCGCGAGGCTGCTCCAGCTCCGCCTTCAGCCGGACAATCTCGTCTTCCAGCTGCTCGATCTTCTTCAGTCGGGCGTCGAACATGGCGCCCAGCAGCTCTTCGTCACTCTTCATGGTCTCTCCTGCACCTTCTGGTGTCGCCGCAGCAGGCCCGGCTCCAAGTTCAGCAGCTTGCGCCACCAGGACCGGTCGGCCAGCGCCTTGTCGATGCACCGTTCGCAGCCGACGTGGGAACAGTAGTGGCACTGCCCCTCGCAGCCGCACAGGTCGTGCGGCTCATACGGGTGCACGTCCAGGCAGTAAGCCAGCCCCCCGCAATGACCCGTGTACCCGTGCCGCCGGGCCCATTCCGAACCTGGCCAGTGTGGACAGTCGGCCCGATGATCCCAGTCTGGTCCCGCTGGGGTGAAGCAGTGCGGGCAGCTCTTCATCTGGCTGCCCCCGGCATCCGCTTGTTGCACCACAGGCAAAAGTCGTGCTCCGGCCGGCCACACTGGTCCCGCTCCGGATCGGCCCACTCGGGCCGGTCGTCTCGCCATAGCCAACGCATCACCCGGGCTCTCATGTGTCATCCCTGGGGTCGGTAGCTCCGAAGCCTTCCTCAATCGCCCGCATCTTGCGGGCCGCCGCCCCGAACTTCGCCTGGACGTCCAGAAACCGAGTCGACGGGGCGTCATTCCACCGGCTGATCATGTCTCTGGTGCCGGTGTCGGGGATGAGCCCCGCCAGGATCTTGCGGGCAGCTTCGAGGTCGCACCAGTCACCCGAGCGGGCCTTCGCCGCCATGTTCAAGGCGCGGGCGGCGCACACAGACCCGCCGGGGCCGAACGATGCGCCCTTGTGCCAGCCGAGTTCGGACATGATCCGCACTGCGACCTCGAAGTCTGAAGCTACCAAAGTCCTCATCGGATCTCCTTTACGGGGCCGATCTGCCACCGGGCGGTGTCCGCGCCGAATCTCGCGTTGGTCGGCTTCCATGTCACCCCGTCGGAACTCTGCCAGCCGTTCACGTCGATGTGGGCGGCGCAGGTCCACACCTCGTGGGGGACAGTTCCGGCGGTCCGGAACCGGCGTACGTGGGTGGCTGGGGCTCCGCACATGCATCCTCGGGCCCTGGCTTCGGCGTTGGATTCACGGAACCGTTTGTCGACCGCGGCTGTGTGCCAACGGCCCCACCGGTCGGAGCGGGAGGCAAATATCTCCAGGAGCCATCTGCATAGTCTCATCGCCTTTTTCTTCCCCTTTCCTGGGAAAAGCGTGGGTTCCAGGGCACCCCGGAACCCACGCTCTCGTCTACTCGATGTTGATCTTCTCGACACCAATGGCCTGTAGATAGATGGTCAGATCCCACGGATGCGGAACCGACACACCCTTCTCCAGCAGTGACACCACGGCAAGGGTGGACTCCATCTGAAGGGCCACCTGCTTGGCGGTCATCCCGCGTTCCTCGCGGAACTTGCGGCATTCGGCCATGAAACTCAGCCACATCGGTGGGGCCTTGTCCCCCTTGTAAAGGGTGCGCCGGGGGGCATAGCTACGTCCGCTTGCACCGCCGCGAACCGGCTTACGGTCCGCGGTCACACCGGCTCCGGGAAGGTCTCAGGGTGCTTGCCGCCCATCTTGTAGGACAAGATGGTGACCTTCTCGCCCAGCCGCCACGCATTCCACGCCTTGATGGTCATGGCGAGGACGATAGCGATCCCCCGGTGCCCGCGGTCCTTGCGTAGCCGCTTGAGAGCTTCGATCAGCTCGTAGATGGGGTCAGTGGCGTGCAGCCCCTGGCCGTCTTGAAGCCGGGCGAAAAACTCTTCCGCGTCGGAAGGCGCGAGGTCTTCGAACAGCCAGTGCACCAGCGCCAAGACGCTGGGGGGCAGCAGGTGATCGCCTCGCTGGTATTCGCTGGTCATCGTCGACACCAGGGTTCGGAACGTGTCGGGGTCTTCGTCGAAGAATCCGAGCAGGGTGGCGTTGGTGAACTGGCCACGCTTGGCGATCGTCTTACGGGCACCGCTCCTCCATGCGTAGATGATGCGCAGCGCGGAGGCGAGGTGACCGGCGTTCTTCTCGCCGCGGTTCAGTTCCAAGATGTCGCGCAGTGACCGGTTCGCGCCGATGTCCATGGCTTCCTGGGCGCCGGGGTTGATCCCTCGTACAACGACGAGGGGGAGTCGCAGCTCGGGCTGCGCTTCCAGGTGCTCCCCGTCGGGGAGCAGGGCACCGGTGGTGGCGGCCTGGATGAGGGCGGCGAGACGGTGTTGTCCATCTAGCAGCACTCCAGCGTTGGAGATCTTGATGGAGTCTCCGGTGGTCTTCCAGTGACCCTGAAGCATGTCCAGGGCGTAGGTGTTGGTACGTCCGGGCCGCAGGGCTCGGTTGTGGGTGTTGTGTCCGAGAAGCGCGGTGGCTTCGACGGCACCCATTTGGACTGACTCGAAGGTCAGCCCGTGGCCATTCTGCTTGGCCATGGGTTCCCCTTTCGTGGGTGTGGGTCTTGTCCCCATGTAAAGG